CACCTCGGAGCGGAGGTCGGAAATGGGGCGGCCGGCAGGATAAGCCAGGGGCGAGGTGTCGAGGACTTCCATGCCTGCCAGGGTGCCGCGCATGTCCTTCATGCTGGCGGCGTAGCCGGAGGCCGTGGCCTTGGCGAGGTCGTCAATGGATGCCAGCCATTCCTGAACGTCATCCGTAGTGGCAGGCTTGCCCGTGAAGCGTTCCATGCCGGTTTCGGCCAGGAGGGCGCGGAGCTTGCCGGGCACGTCGTCGCCGCAGGCCCCCAGGATCATTCCGGCCCGGACTTTGGGCGAGGCGTCGAGGAACGGCTGGAGGTCTAGAGTGGTTGGAAGTGCGATGTTTTCTGGAGCTATGTTTTTTGCTCCTGCTTTTACTGATTTGCCTGTTAGCGTCAAACTTCGGTCGTATGTTTGGCCTTCAATATCTAAACTAGCTCCAAGCCGCAGGGTTGATCCTAATGCCGTAAAAATTGCGGCATTGGTTTTTTGTAGCCCCGGAACTTTGCCGGTTAAAACAAAGTTTATCGCCTCTGCAATTGAGGTTTTTCCACTTCCATTTGCGCCAATGCACAAATTGACCCCGGGATCGAATTTATGAGTCAAAGACCTTCCTTTAAAGCTTTCAAGCGTTAGCCTTGAGATGTATTTGTTATTCATGGGATATGTTTCCAGGTTTTGCGTTGGACGATTTTATTGACTGTTGAAAAATAAATTCCGTATTCGGCGGCTAATTGTGCCTGCGTCACGTTGCCTTTGGCGTGTCTTTCCCGTATGGCGATAACCTTATCTGCTGTCATTTTTGACGCCGGGTTAGACTCCCCACGAGGCATTCGTTCAATATGTAATCTAGCTCCATTTCTATCCCCACGCGCCCATTTTTCTGGATGTGTTTTAGAACCGTGCCTGTTGCCTCGCGCCACCCTTTCTGGGTGCAATCTAGAGCCATGCCTATCCCCGCGAGCCAGCGCTTCTGGGCGCAATCTTGCATAATGAGAATCTCCGCGCGGCAACATCCATGGCTTTGTTTGGGAACCGTGAGTTACTCCTTTTGATTGCCTCCCTTTCGCTACCATATCTTGGATGTTGTCTTTAATTGTCCCAAGAAACAAATGCTCAGGGTTCACGCAAGCGCGGTTGTCGCACGAATGGCACACGCAAAACCCATGGATGCTGTCGTCGTGAGGAATTGCTCCGTTTTTAATGATCCAAGAAATACGATGTGTCCCGTATGGGCGTCCTGATATTCTAATTTGCCCATATCCTTTTGCTTTATTAGCTACCCACACCCAGCAAGGCGTGCTCATATGCGGCTGAATCGGGCCGTTTTTGTCCACCTTGGCCCAAAATCTAGCGATGTCTTTTTCGCAGAGGTTGACGGATGGCGGCGGTGCGCCGATGGTTATGTCAGGATTCTGCATGGTAACGTCATGTGGAGTTTTAGCGCTGCCGTCTGCTGCAAACAGGCGGCTAGCGCGTTCAATTAACCACAGGCAACAGCCCAGGTCAACTTATGTTAGATAAGATAGAACAGCCGACCCTGAGAAGGCCGGGCAGCCTGGAGCCTTGGCCGTGAACTTGGCCCTGCCGCGCCGGACGGTGGCGTGGCCCTGGATGACATGGCGGCGGCCGGACTTGCCGGAGCCCGGCAGGATGACCCAGCTTGTGCCGTCCATGCGCCTGACCTCCACCTGCCCGGCGGCCTTGAGGGCTCGCAGGCGGGTGTAGATGTTGGCGCGGTGGGCGGGCTTGCCGTGCTCCTTGAGGCAAGATAGGGCGGCGGATACGAGGTCGCATCGCGGCATCTGGCCGTATTGGCGGAGCAGGCCGAGCAGCAGGGCTGACAAGGGCGAAGGCCGTTTAGCGGGCTGGGCAGGCTTGGGCTGCCGGGTGGCAGTGAGGGTGAAGTCAGACATGGGGATTAAGCCTCCCAGGGTTCGTTTTGCGCCTCGGCTTCCTCGGCCTGGAAGTTAGGCGGGGTGGTGACGGTGCAGGAGGGGGCGATGTCGCCGGACTCCAGGGCCTTGCACAGGTGCAGCATTTCAGAGGCGGCGGCGTGAACGTCGATCCAGAACGTCGGGTTGCGAAGTTCCTGGGAGATGGCGTCAGGAGACACGCCCCTGACGATGGCCGTGAACGCCTCCTTGACGGCCATGCCCACGGTTGCGCCGTGAGGGCCAGCCGGGCGTGGCGGAGGGGCGGGCGGTTGAGGAGCCTGCCGGGCCGGGGCCTGCTGCTGCGGCGGCGGCGGCCCTGGACGTGGAGGCGGAGGGCCAGCCGGGCGGGCAGGCGGCTGGTGCTGGGGCGCGTGGTGCGTGTCGTAATGCACGTCGTCACGGTGCGGCGGGCCTGCGTGGCGCTGCTGGGGCGGCGGGGCCTGCCGGGCGGGCTGTGGGGCCGGAGCGGCGGGGATGCCGTCAAGCCAGTGAATCGTGCATTTTGGGGAGCCGTCGTTGTTGCTGCCCCCACGGATGCGGATGCGCTTCTTGCCGTTGTATTCGTCCACCTCGATCCCGGTCGGCTCGCCCTTGCCGTTCCGGCCTGCCTCAATTCGCATCCACGGGCCGACCCATGCGGAGTCAAGGGCGTCGAAGTCGATGAACTGGACGGTGGCCTTGGCACCGCCTGCGTCCTGGGCAAAGCTGCCCTGTTTGGTGCCCTGCCCGAAGGCGGAGGGGGCCGGGTCGATTTTGGAAAGGCAGATTTCGACTGCCTCCAGATTGGTGCCAGCGGGGATGCTGGGGATGGCGCTGAGTGGTGTTATCGTCATTTTGTCGGGCCGCTGTTGTTTTGCGGTTGACGTAATTCTAAAGCAACACTAGAGTATTGCAACAAGATTTCCGACAAATGAGTTTAACCATCACCGTGGCCCTGCCGCCAAAGGCCTGCGACCCAAACGCCCGCCTTCACTGGGCCGCCAAAAGCCGTGGCGTGCGGGCCTGCCGTAACACCGCCTGTCTGGCCGCCAAGGCCGCGTTGAAGGGCCAGCCGGGGCCGATGTGGGAAAAGGCTTCCGTGAAGGTTGAGGCGTTTTTCCCCACGGCCCGTTTCCCCGATCCTGACAACCTTATTGCCCGCCTGAAGGCCACCTTTGACGGCGTGGCCGACGCTGGCGTTGTCGCCAATGACCGGGGCCTTTGGCCGGAAAGGCCAAGCATTGCCAAGGACAAAGCGAATCCCCGAATCGTTCTCACCATCACACCCGAGCCATGACACCAGCCACCCGCCAAGCCCGAATCAACGAACTCGACCACCGCGCCGCCATACTGGAGCTGGAGCACGCCGCCAAGAAGCTGGCCTCTGGCAAGCCCGCCGTGGTGGCCCGCGCCCATGAGGCCGCCAAAGAGGCCAAAACCCTGCGCCAGGAAATCCGCCGCCTTGTCTGCCAGCCATGAGCCCCACCCAGCCCAAAACCTGCCCGCGCTGCCTTGGCCGAGGTCAGATCATGGTCAACGGCCACACTGGCCGAACCGTTCCCTGCCGGGCCTGTAAAGGCCAGGTCAATCCCGCCGGCGCTAACGGCACGCATCGCCCGAACTGATCCGGCCATGAAACGCACGCCGCTACGCCGCAAGACGCCGCTCAAAGCCAAGCCTAAGCCCGGCAAGCCGCGCCCACGGCTGGCCCAGGCCTCCGCCAAGCAGGCCGAACGGCTGGCCCGCTATCACGCCATGGTGGACGGCTGGCAGGGGCCGAGGCGCTGCGCCAAGTGCGGCCACAAGCAAGGCCTGGAGCCGCACCACCCGTATGGCCGGGGCCGTGACAACCTGTTCAAGGTCGTGCTCCTCTGCCGCCTCTGCCATGCCTGGGTCCACGAATTTCCCGACATGGCCTACGGCATGGGCTGGCTCCAGCCTGAATATCGTGGCCTGACTTCCCGGCCGCATCCGATCCCTTGGAAACCCGACGCCCCGATTACCATTCACAGCTAAACGCATTCCCATGCCATCCAAACAAGAAACCATGCTGGCGGCACTTCGTGGTGCCGAGCGCGACATGACGGACGCCAGGGAACGCCGCGCCGCCATCCTTTCCGACATCGCCCAGCACGTCCGCAAGCGCATGAATGCAAACGGCCTGCATCGTGGTCACATCCGCGAGCGGCTCAACTGGCCGCCGTATCGGCTGGGAAACTTCCTGCACAACAACGAGGGCATCAGCCTGCCCGAAATGAAAAGGCTGTTGGAGACTATTGAAAAGCCATGAAAACATACACCCTCGAAGAACTGAAGGCGGCCCAGGCCGCGCAGGCTACCGACTTTGGCGAGCCGTGGGAAACTGTCGCATCTGGTTCAATTAATACTTCGGGAGATCTCGATGGGGTGATTGAAATACTTTCAAAGAAACGCGTCGTCGCACGGTTTTACGCGCCGGATGACAAAAACGAAGCCGACTTCAGCCGCATCATCGCCTGCGTCAACGCCCTTCGAGGCGTCCCCGACCCCGCCGAGTTTGTGCGGCAGGCGAGGGAGAACGCGGAAATTCTCAAAAGACTAGGACACCACTAATCTTCCATGAGCACACCACAAACAGACACGCCGGAGACGGATGAAATCCGCCAAAGCTATGAGCAGCAACGTGCAAGTGTTGGTGACATTCTTGAAGAGTTGGGCTCAATGGAACGCCGCGCCATCGCCGCCGAGGTCAGGGTGAAGGAGTTGGAGGCACAAAAATGGCAGGACATCAAGGTGACAAAAGGCGGAGAAACTTATTCACTTGGAACTTTGCTTCCTATGCTTGAGTCTGAAATCGCCCAAGCCTGCGCCGCCCTCCGCCTGCGCCCAATTGCCGAGGCCGGGCCTGTGTCGGAGGGGGTTATTAGACTTTGGGCGTATTGGCAGGAAGGCTTCAAATGCTGGAACGTCAAAGACATTCCGGTGAACGACCCCACCCACTTTATCGACATCTACCCGCCGCCTCAGGCCGAAGAAGGCCAGCAAGGAGGCCTGGCATGAGACATCCGCACAAAGAACGCTTTGCGGCCATGCTTGGCATTTCCGTATCCGACGACGGTCAGACCGTGCGCCGGGCATCTGACGGCCACATTTTTGCGCTATCAGAGACTACGGACGGCTATTACTGGCGATTCTACTGCGGACCGAAGGGGGCTCGGCTGCAAATCCGAGTTCACCGCTTGCAGGCGTGGCAGAAGTTCGGAGACGCCATGTATGCACCCGGCATAGTCTGCCGCCACCTTGACGGCAATTCCAAGAACAACCACCGCGACAACATCGGCCTAGGAACTCAGCAAGACAACATGCTGGACCGCCACCCAGAAGATCGCCGCGCCCACTCTATGAAGGCTTGCCGGAGCCTTGTGAAGTATCCGCACGCCGAGGTCATAGCCTACTACAAGCAGCACGGCTTTATGGCGACCCTGGCCGAATTTGGCATTCGATCACGTGGCACACTTTCCCACATTTTGAACAAGTCCGGCACCGAGCCTGCCGTGCCCTTAGCCGAGCGCCCGGCCCGCCAGAAGAAGGCCAAGCCCGGCCTTGACGGCGGGGCCGGGCGGGCGTAGGCTTGCCTCGCCGCTGGCCTTGTCGGGCTGGTGGCTGAATGGGCTTCAACTGAAACTGGAGCCTTTTGTTGGAAGCAGTTTGCTAAAATCCTCCCCTCCCCGTGGGCCGCATTTAGTGCGTGCAGCGTTTCAGCACGGGGCAGGAGGAGGGCCAATTTTTTGAATGAACGATCCAACCCTGATTGCCGACCTTGTGAGGTCTGGCCTATCTCCAGAACTCCTTCAGAGAGTCGTGGATGAATTGCTGGCACGGCCTAGCGGGGTTGTGGTTGTGAAAGATGAGGCGGCCGAACGGAGGCGGATGGCGGATCGTGAACGCAAAGCCAGGGTCAAAATTGAAGGTGGAATTCCGCAGAATTCCGCAGAATTCCGCGATGAATCCCCCTCTCTCTCCCTCCTCCCCCCCTCTCAGACTCTCCCCCCCACGCACCCTCACACACCCATACGCGAGGCCGCCAAGCCTGCCACGGCATCGGCTACGCCTCCGCCGGAGGATTTGGTTTTGAAGCCTCAGAGCCCGCCTGAGAAACGCCCCAAGGCCCCGAAAGCCGAGAAGCCAGCCGACACACGCCACGCCGAGTTTGTCCGCATCTTCGCCGACGAATACGAGGCCCAGACCGGCAGCCCCTACGCCATGCAGGGCGGCAAAGACGGCCAGCAGCTCCAAGCCCTCCTGCGGTCATTACCCGGCCTGACCGCCGCCGAGTGGCTTAACGGCCTGCGCTGGGCCTGGGAGACGGCCGCCAGCCACCCTTACGCGGACTCCTGCGTTCGCCAGACCGGCAGCTTGGCCGCCTTCTGCGCCGCCTGGAGCCGGATTGTCTCGTATCACGCCACCTACAAAGCCCCGACCCGCCGATGAGCCAAGCCCCCACCAACCCGCCCGCCCGCCGCCGGGCCGAGCCGTCCGCCGAGGAAATCCTGGCGGGCCTGAACCAGCCGTTGCCAGCCTCCGACGAGAGCGAGAAGAGCGTGATTAGCGCCCTCATGCAGGAACCGGGCAGGCTGCGGAACTCCCGCCAGCGCATTCGGCCCGAGGCCTTCCACCATGAGGCGAACCGGGCCGTCTATGTCGAGATGCTGACCATGGAAGAGGCCGGACTGCCGGTTGATCCGGTGATGCTGACGAACCGCCTACGAGATCAGGGCAAGCTGGAAAAGGTCGGCGGCCCTGGGGCCATCATGGAACTGTTCACCTTTGTGCCAAGCGCCACGCACTATGAGCACTACATGACCGACCTGGCCGGGCGCTGGCAATACCGGCAGGCCATCCACGGCTACGCCAAGGCATTGCATGGCCTCCAGGCGGCCTTTGCCGAGGGCCGGGCCGATACGAGCCGGGAGGGCGTTCGTGGCAGTCTGAATCTTGCCGACCAGACCGTGCGGGCCTTTTTGGGCGATTATGCGCCGGCGGGGGAGACAACGGCCACGCTGAAAGACTGCCTGTTTGAGCACATGGACTACATGCAGAAGCTCACCGAGCGGTTGATGAAGGGCGAAAACCCGCTGATTCCAACGGGCATCCCTACCCTGGACCGGGCCTGCGGCGGCATCGGAGTCGATGAATACTGGCTCGTCACCGGCCCCACAAAGTCGGGCAAGTCTGTTCTTACTGGCAACATCGCCGTGAATGCGGCCCGCCGGGGCGTGAAGTCCAAGGTTTACACCAACGAAATCGGCCGCCGGGCCTATGCCGGGCGCATCCTGGCCTCCGCCTCCGACAGGCTGGACGGCAGCATGGACAGGCACGGCCTACGGGAACGGTGGCAGCAGGAGGAATACGCCAAGGCTCAGAAAAGCCTCATGCAGGAAATCGGAACACTCATTTTGATCGACAACGCCGCCGGGAAATACGTCGAGGACGTGGTGGCCGACATGCGGGCCGAGGCCGAGGCCGGGACTGGCCTGTTCGTGGTGGATTTGATTGGCAAGCTGCGGAGCCGGGAGCGGTTTGGTAGCCGGGAACAGGAGCTTGCCCACATCTCGGGTAGCCTGTGCAACGCCACCAAGACCTACGGGGTGCCCTGCATTGTGGTCGCCCAGGAGAACGACGAGGGCCAAGTCAGGGAAAGCCGGAGCCTGGCCTTTGACTGCGAGGCTTGGCTGCGGCTACGCCACATCGTCCAGAAGCAGGAGAAGAAGCGCGGTTTTTCGGAGCCGGAGAAGGTGGCCGAGGTCGTCAAAGACCGCCGCGAGCTTGTGGTGGAGATTGCCCGAGGGTTTGCCTCCGGTGACAAGATTCCCTGCCACTTCAACGGTGGGCGCTACCTGATCCGCGAAATGGAACAAGAAGAACGTGACTGGATGGACTGAATATGCTACACTAACACCACCGACAACCCGACACCGCCATGAGCACACCCAAGAAAAAGCCCGCCCGCAAGGCCAAGCCTGCCAGGAAGGGCATCAATCCGAACGCCCGTCTGTTCAATCCGAGCGAGCCCATCAACCTCGATGAGGCGTGGGCGCGGGCTCAGACGGAGGACAAGGACCCGGAAAAAGCCAGGATAACGGTAGCTGCCCTCAGGCGATCTTTTGAGGCTGTGAAGGCCGCCTGCGAGTCCAAGCCTGCCAAGAAGCCTGCCGCCCACCCGATCCCGCCCTCGCCGCCCATGATACGCCTGCGCCTGCCCTCAGAGAAGCCGACGAGGGAGGATGGGGACGAGGATGGGTTTATTTTCACTATTTATGCATGTACGGGTGGTAAAAAGGACTCCCTTCGATGGCTGTGGGACCAACCCTTTGAAGGCGACGAACTCGCATGGTTCAGCCTCCCCGACGGCATCCTGCCCCGAGAGCCCAGCCAGGAGGAGAGGTGGCAGCAGGAATTCAGCGAGTGGTGGACAAATACAGGCCACACCGACCATAACGGGCTCATCGCAGATGCAGCATGGCAAGGCTTCCTCGCCGCCAAGAAAGGGGGTGCGGAGTGAAAGAGCGCCCCATTCTTTTCTCTGCCCCGATGGTCCGGGCCATCCTTGAAGGTCGCAAGACGCAGACGCGGCGGATTATGAAACCGCAGCCGCTATGGGTTGCTGATCCATCCGTTCCGTTCAAGACCGCAGACGCAGACCCGAATGGCATCATTCGTTGTCCATACGGCCAGCCGGAAGACAGGCTTTGGGTGCGGGAGACGTGGAGGCTTTATGACTCCTTGGTTGAATGTGCCTGCTACGACGCTTGCGAGTGCTCAAGGCACCATGGCAAGCCGTTGTATCGTGCTTCTTTACCGGACGATGAAGGCCCGTGGAAACCATCCATCCACATGCCCCGCTGGGCCAGCCGCATCACGCGGGAGGTCACAGGAGTGCGGGTGGAGAGATTACAGGACATCAGTGAGGAAGATGCGATTGCGGAGGGAATCGACATGCGCAGCCTTTGCGGATGCCAGGATGGATGCAGCCAGTGTGATGACCGAACGCCGCAGGAAACATATCGTGATCTTTGGGAGACGATCAACGGCCCAGGCTCATGGGCCGCTAATCCATGGGTATGGGTGGTGGAATTCAAAGTGATGAAAGGGGGTGCGGAGTGAGTGACCATCTAATAGCCGAGCACACTGACTGGACCGCCGATCAATGGGCGGAACGATGGCGGCAGGAGGCGGAGGCGCGGAATGAGTTGTTCCGCGAGAACGCCGCCATGCGCGCAGGCCTAGCCGAGGCATACAAGCTCATTGACGTGCTCTATATGGATGCGCTCGACAACCACAAGGAAAGCTGGCCTAGGGCGCGTGAATGGATGGAGCTATGGAAGGAGGTGGCGAAGTGAGTGATTCTTTCAAAATGACGGTCACGCCTTTTTTTAACCTTGAGTCCAGGGAATTCGGCTGCGACACGACGGACATCGCCATCGCCGGAATGATTCACCGCAAAATTGCCTGCGCGGAGGACGAGGCGACCAAACAGGCGCTAAAAGCCTTGGGTTGGATTCCGCCGGAGGAGAACGCAGCCATGCGCGAGGCTATCAGGGGGGCGCATGAGAGACTTGCGGGGCTAGAAGATCATCTTTCTGGCAATCACGGCCTGTTCCTTTCGGATGCCCTCTCCAAACTCAAACCATTCCTGAAACCATGACCCAGGAACAAAAACGAATCAAGATCGCGGAAGCGTGTGGCATGACCGGATGGCATGAAGCCAGGAGTTTGCCCGACTACTTCAACGACCTCAACGCCATGCATGAGGCGGAGAAGGCGCTGACGCCAGAAGAGCAAAGGGAATATGCTATCTTTCTCAACGGCGGATACTTCCCAATTTATGAGATCGGCGGCTTTAGAGTTGCGTCCTCTACCGCCGCCCAACGCGCAGAATCCTTTGGCAAAACCCTCAACCTTTGGTAAACCATGACCAACGATCAAATCCGCCTCCACTTTGGCGAACTCAACGCCGCCGAGATGCGGCTGGCCCGCGCCATCGTGGGCTGGTTCGAACATAGGCAGGCCCAGCTTAACCACGATTGGGCCGACACTGACACAGCCGTCCGCGAAACCTGCCGCAAGGCTGGCCTGGACGTTGACGGCACGCCCACCCATGTGCCCGACATCCCCGAGCTTGTGGAGAAGATGGCGGCTCAAAACGCCAAGCTCCGCGCCGCCGCTGACGGGCTGGCGGAGGCTTTGGAACAAGTGATTAGTGCCGACACGACTATTTATTGGTCTGGCGATGAGTCGCCGCCCACCAAAGAAGAGGGTGATTGTGCCGCTATTGCACGCACCGCCCTCGCCGCCTACCAGGCCACAAAGCAGCCATGATCCGCCTCCTCATCATCGCCGCCTGCCTGTCCTCATGCTGCCGCCAGGGCCGTGCGCCGGAAGGCTGGCCGTGGGAAAGGGAGGGCGGGTGCCTGAACGTGTTTTACAGACTTGGCCCATGACCCAGCCCTCCGCCTGCCCCATAACCCGAGCCGAGTCCGGTCTGGCCGCCATCTTTGCCGCCTGCGAGGCCAACAAGGCCAGGCTGGCCGAGGCCAGGCGGGCCAGGGCGGCCGGGCAGGCACAAGGCCGCCGTTTTTGGTGGCAGGACCAAGAAGAACGTGATACCATTACCGACCATGCCCGAGACACCCGACCCTGACAACACGCCCGCCACGGCCCTGTTTGATGAAATCGCCGCCGCTGTGAACAAAGTTCCCTTGACCGAAGCCGAAGAGGTTCTGTCCTACATGACCGCCGTCGTGGCCGTGAAGCGCCGCCAAGGCCTGCCAGCCGCCGGCATCAAGGCCGAGATGGCCGACCTGCTTGGGAGGGCTGTGGATAGCCTGACTTCTGAGCCTGACTCGCCATGAAATGTTTGCCGGTGCATTGTCGGCCTATAAACCGCGCTGCGGCGGCTGTTTTGCATCCAACGTATTTAACCGGCTTGGTGTCGTCTAAGCCTATTGAATTGCAAGGTTTGATAAGTAAGTGCAAACTTTGTGGAGGCCGCGGATACGAGCGAGGATTTTGCTTTGGTTGCGGGCGGCCGATCCGCCCTTGGTTTAAAATGGGCGTAGGCTAGGCCCAGCCGGGCATGGGCTTGGCGTGGATCGGGGAAAGCTGCCGTGGGTTGGCCTGCTTGCGGGCTGACTCTTCTTCTTTGCGTTCCTCGTCGCGCATTTCCTTTCGCAGGCGTTTCTTGGTGTGCATCATCTCTTCCAGGCTGACCTCGCCTGCAATGCCTTTCAAGTGGCGGCGGATGTCCCGGTTTGTTTCGTAGATGTCACGCATAAGACTGCCTTCTGGGGCGGTCTTGCGGGCCATGCGCCTGGCCTTTTTGATGGCGTCTTGAATGGGCATTGCTGTGATGCTTAGAGTTGGCCGACAGAACGGTATAGCAGGCTCATGTTGCGGATGATCCAGGGGCTTTGCTCTGCTGCAACAATAGTGAACTTCACCTTAACGGCTTCCCCTCCAAGTTGAGCAAGGATTTTGCGAAGTTGCTGCGTGCTTGTGCTGTAAATGTCTGAAAGTGTGCGCGTTACCTCAAATCCTGACTTGTTGGCAAAAGTGATGTCCATAAAGGCGCGGCTGTTTTTCACTGTGGAAAACAACAGACCGCCAAACTGCTTGAACTGCGTCACCTTGCCCAGGTCGATGAAGCCTGTTTCGATCACCGATTGCACGGCCTGATAGTAACGGTAGCCGCCACGGTCAACGTAGCCGTAACCGGCCATGCTGACAGGAATTGGATCGGTGATAGCGTGCGGCGTGTAGGCCAATGAGGTATCAAGTGTATCGCCACTGTCATTCTGTTCGCGGCTGTCCATGAAAAACAGGTTGCCGTCCTCGTCACAGAAAACGGTTTCAGGGCGCTCCGGCTCCATTTTGGCGACCGCATAGGCCTTTGGATAGTCGAAGTATCCTACAACGCCATTATTCTGGAAATCGTAAGCAAAGCTCGTCAACGTGTTATCTTGGCCTGGAAAAGAAAACCAGTAGAGTTCCGAACGAAGGTCAACCCATGTATTCACGCGGTCTGGCTGCTGGCCGATCTTGTCCACGTTGGCGATGTCTAGCAAATACTCAATAGAGTCCTTTGAAGCTGCCGCAATATTCCGGCGGCCGTAGCGGGCTCCGCTGAACTCATAGATTTGCAGGTCTGAGCCAAGGAAGAAGATGCGGCTGTTTTCGTATTCGGTGATGCAGGCCGGGTTGAGAGCGCCCACTGTCACCTGGGGGATGTGCTTGTCTGCTGTCGGATCGCTGGGGTTCAGCAGAATGACGCCGTTGTTGGTGTGGACATGCAGTCGGTAATCGTCCGTATAGAGAGCCGTCACCTTGAGCCTGGAAGTCTGCCGGGCCATGCTGATTAGCTCCGGCGACTCGGCATTTGCCCCCTCGGGCGCAATCTCGTCGTCCACGGCGGACTTGGAGACATAGAGCAGGTCAGGGTTGTCAGAGCCGCCCCCATACCAGACTTGGCTGCCCACCATCACGCAATCACGGTAGGGCAGCGGCCGGTTCTGATCCACGGCCATGGCCGCGCCGATCTCGGTGTTCGTGCCGACTTGCAGCGTCTTGGTGCCGGAGGTGTTGGCAACCTCGCCGACGTAGTTCCAGATGGCCGCCGAGCCTTCGCCGAACTGGAAGTAAACCCGGATGAGGTCAAACCGCCCGCCCTCGGCCGCCGGGTCTGGCGTGATGGTAACAAGGATGTCCGAACGGGTCGACTCGTCCAGAATGATGGTGTTGGAGATGTCCGAGCTGATCCCCTCGTAGCCAAGTCGTTCGCTTCCAGAGTCGAAGTAGCGCAGGTAAACGGTGCATGTCTGGCTTGTCAGGCCCTCAGACGTGCCGGAGCCGATGCCGCCGGAAAGGAAGGTCGGGCCGTAGCTGCCGGTGTCGGCTGTGGCGTCGGCGGCCGATTTGCTGGCCGAAAGGATGCCAAAGGCCCGGGTGTCGGCATTCACAAACGCAACAATCGCATCCGTGCTGTTTGTGGCCGCACTGCTGCCTGTGATGATCGTGTAAAGGTAGGGGTTGCTAGTCGTCCCGGCCCCGGTCATACTGGAGGAAATGGACGTGGCGTAGGCGCTGTTCTGGATCACCACTTGAATCCTGGAATTGCCATTGGCTCCTGGGTAGTTGGTGGAATCCGCCGTGAAAGTCAGCGTGGCTGTGCCTGCCCGGACGGCCGCCCCTGTCGGCACAATGTTGTGCGTGCCGCTGCCTGTGGTCGTGATGTTGATGGCCGTGCCGCCAGCCGTCGAGGCCAGTTTGAAGAAATAGACGTTCGTGCCCACGTCCCGCATGTAATACGTCGTGGCCGTGGCAAGCGGGCTTGGCAGCGTGCCGGAGGTCGTGAGCGTGAGGGCTTGGTTGTCGCTGTATCCGTGGCCGTAGAGCTGGTAGAACACCACGCCGGAGCCTGCCGTGGTGATGTCGATGGCCGCCCCGCCTGCCGTGGCCGAGAGGCTGACAGTGGTGCCAGAGACGTTCTTGCAGTAATAGACCGTGTTGTTGGTGAGGCCAGTCGGGATCGAAGTCGCCACCACCAGCACGGCCATGCCTTCGCTTGGCACAAAGCCGGACACCACGAATGTGTTCAAGGAGGCGTCAACCGTGGTCGTGGCCGTGGTCGTGTAGGCGTAGCAGTAGTCCGTGGCTGGCACTGCGTAGAACTTGAAGGACGTGGCCCCGGCCGAGCCTGGAAGCTGCCAGCGGGCCTGGACGTTGCTAGTGCCGGCGGGCGTGGCCTTGGAAATGACCGGCGTGGCTGGCTTGACGTTGCTCCCTGCCTGCCGCCACTTGCCGGGCGTGGCCGTCCGGCCTAGCTGGACACACACGGGCGTGTCCACGTTGTTGTTGTTGGAGAGCATGAGCTGGGTCGCCGTGCGCTTGCCAAACCAGCGGGCCGAGGCGTCGAGGCCGACGGCCAGGACTTCCCAGGTGGGCGTTCCGGCGCTGAAATCGTAGGTGCCAGAGGTGAAGGAACCGTCATCGCCCAGGTAGAACAGGCCCCGGGCCTTGCTGGTGGTGAGGTCGTAGAACAGCAGGAAGTTCTTGCCCTGCCGATAGACGCGAACGGCCACGGTCTTGTTGGCGGCCCTAGCTGTGCCATCCACGCCGACGCCGGACGGGTAGCCAGTAAACGGCAGGCTCCTGATCTTGGTGGCGGCCGTCTCGCTGGAGAACGTGGCCCAGAGGCGCGTGTATTTGGGAATGCCTTTGATGGCCCCGGCTGGGCGCAGCAGGCAGTTGACGGCCCGCTGAAGCTTGCCGCCCATGTCCGTGGTTTCAATGGAGCTTGCAAGCGTGCCGAACTCCCGGATGTCGATGGTGTAAAGCTGGTTCATCGGTTCGGGTTGTAGCAGTAACGCTTGGCGCGGTTGCCAAACACGGAAAGCTCGCGGGCCTTCTGCATGGCTAGGGCGTATTCAGGCTCCAACTCGGTCTTGGGGATGGAGCACATCTGATAGGAGGAGAAGAACCAGCGGGCCACGGGCAGCAGGATTTCCGTATCCTTGCCCTGGGGCATAAGGGTTGTCCGGGTGTCGGAAAGCGTGGTGACAGGCGCAAATACCAACTTGCGGGCGTCATAGACGAGCTTTCTGGCGGCGGAAGGCAGGGAATCCAGCATGATCCCGGCCCGAAGCGTGCCGATGACCATTTGCGCGTAAGGCCAGTAGCGGGTGGGCTCCAGCACGCTTTTCTGCAAGGCCATCACGAACGCGGCATATCGGCGGTCGTAGTTCTTGTTGTAGTCCATGAGTCGCAGGTTGAGGTCTGCGGCGGACTGGGCTGGAATCAGGATCGTAGATTTGTCCAGGCTCACCGGGTCCATGATCTGCCGCACGTTGGCGGGCAGCATGATCCAGTCATTGTAAACCGTGGCCGTGTAGGTGCCAGAGGCCCCCATGTAGGGCTCGGCCAGAGCCGGGGCCGATGGGCTGGCCTCGTCCTCTATGCGGTTCATCACGCCGTCACCAGAAATGATGATGGCGTTGCCGGGCATCCATGAGGAGACGTAGCCGGAATTGAAGGTGATGGCCTTGGAATACTGCGCCACCGTCACGGAAACGGCGGTCGGCGGCCTGACAACCTCGGCCTGATCTGGCCGGACTTGGTAGAAGCAGTTCGGGTTTGACTCCCCCACTGCTTCTAAAGCGCGGTTGATGTCCTGGATAATTCGATCTTCCAGGTTAGGAGGGCCGTGTGACACGTCCTCCAGCCCGCACATGGAAAGCAGTTGGTCGCGGATGTCCTGAATGATAGCCATTCCGCGAGAATAGCCCGCCCGCCGTGCCCTGACAAGGCAGTTTTACGCCAGATGCACCAGCCCGCCGCGCTCGGCAAAGACGCGTGGCTGGCTACGCACGCAGGCGGCCGTGGCTGGCAGGCCGTGCCCGGCCTTGGTGGCTAGGTCGGCCATGGCAAGCGGGCCGGAGGCCAGGGCGGCCTTCAGGTCTGGCGTGAGGCTTTGCGCCCCTTCGCGGAGGCTGGCGGAGTAGGCCCCGGCGGTCAGGCGTGGGCGGTGGGTGGCGTCTGGCATGGTGAAAGCGGGTTTTTGGTGATGACGTGTCCGGCAATGTTGTAGCCTGGATTTTTCTTTGTCGCGGCAGCAATAGCGGCCCCTAATGCCTCCTCTTCACTGTTTGCGGGTCCTGTCCACACGGACAAGAGAGACGTGACTCTCCATCCCTCGTTAAACTGTTGGAGCACGGCGATAATGTAATGCGCAAACATTGTGTCAGCTATTGAGGAACAGCTTGCCCGCGTGCTCGCGGAACTCAGCAGGGTAGGCAGCCACCACTTCGCGGCATTGCTTGCTGGTTAGGCCGGTTGCCCTGGCGGCCTCGGCGGGCTTCAGGCCGCGCTGGCTAAGGGCGGAGGCCAGCAGGCGGCGGGCCTCGTCGTAGGTGGGCGCGGATGGCTCGGGGTCGGCGGTAATAGCTGCCGCATCGGCTGTAAAACTGGCGGCGGAATCCTTGGTTTCCGTGGCTTCTTGAATAGCTGCCTGGACATCGTCAACGGTCAATTTGTTCTTGTCAGACAAAACCTTCATAAGCCCCTCCACCTCGGCCAGCGTCTCCACGCCAAACCGGGCCTTCAATTCATGGGCCAGACAGGCCTCGGCCGTCTTGTGCAGGCTGCCGTCCTCGGCCTCAAAGTCCACGTCCGGCACCGGGCGCTTGGGCTGGTAGGATGCCAGATACGGCCCGGCCGGGCGGCGAAGGTCGTCCCATTCCTCGCGGGTCAGGATGCGCGTGGGGAAGTTGGTGGGGCGAACGTCCGAGCGGGCGCGGACGGGCAGCGTGCGGCCGTTGCTGGCGGCAATGGGGAAGGATGCGCCGGGCTCCTGCGGGAATGTGACCTGGAAGTGAGTAATCATGGTGTCGGGTGCTTGATGTCGTAGGCCAACAATAAGCCCGGCCCGCCGGAAAGGCAAGGCCGGGCTGGCTGATTGTTTGGCCGGGGCCGGGCTGGTTAGGCCGCCGCCTCGATCTTGGCGAGGTCGCCGTCTGCATCCATGAACCATCCTTTCCATGCAGTCGCGGAGACGCATGTAAGGTAGCATGTGGAGTCTGCCGCAATGGCGGACTCAGCATTTGCACCGCTGCCGCCGTTGATGGCGATGGTTGCAGGACTGGAACTGCGAAGCTCAAACCCGGTCGCGCCGACATTGATGACAAGCTGCTTGCCCACAACCGGGGCCGGCAGAATGACGATGTGGTTGGCATCCGAGCTGGTAACTGTGACGTGACTGGACGCCGCCGCGATGGAAGCGCCTCCGACGGTGGCAGTGACGGCTTCCACAACGTCGGAACGAGGCCCGGAAATGGTGCCTGCGTTGACGAGGGAATTCACGCCGCTGAAAAACTCCGCCAGCGTCATGTCGGCCATGATGTTCGGGTCGCCCGAAGGCTTCCGGCTGTCATAGACGAGAACGCGATGCGAAGTCGTGAGACTGGAACCAAGCAGGGCCGGAAGATCGGCCGGGTTGGTCGGGATGGGTGTGATGGAAAGCATTGAAGTGGTATATGGAGGGTTGCGTGTGGGTGTTGTGCCTTAAGGCCGCCCGACGGGTTAGGCCGGGCGGCCGTCAGGCGTGACCTTAGCTGACCTCCGGCATACCGGGGGCGTTCCAGGCACCATAAACCACAAGGTAGCCGTTCTTGACGAGGGCGGCGTTCTTGTAGGCGGTGGCACCCCAGACCATCTGGACACCGATACCGAAGCGGTTCGTGTAGTCCTGCTGTTCAGTGACGCGCTGGCCCATGGCCGTGCTGGGCTTGCCGTTCACAGAGCCGTAGCCGCAATACACGGCGTCGTTGCCCATGAAGTAGCCGCAGACGTAGGGCTGGCCCTTGCTGTTGCAGGGGATGATGAGCGAGCCGACCGGGATGGCAGCCTCAGAGAGGTAAGCCGAGGTCCAGGGAGCGGTGCCCCAGGTGATCGTGGAGCCCGTCAGGGTGGTGACGTAGCCGCCGGAGGAGGTAGAGCCCAGGCGCTCCATGCCAGTCGCCGAGACGGTGTAACCGTCGCAGGTCGTGTATTTGAAGAAGCTGAACTTGCCGATGTCGGAGCCGCTGCCGTGGATGACCATGAGGTAACGGGCCGAGGAGGTGGACGAGATGAACGTCTGTTCGAAGGCGGTGAAGCCAGCGCCAGGGAAGTAGCGGAAGTAGTCGTTCCGGGTCTTGGCGATGGCGTTGGTGGTCAGCGTGGAGCTGCCGTTGAAGCCGCCGCCCTTGATCGCCACAAGCGTGGTGGTCGTGGCCTTGGCCGCGTATTCCTCACCGAGGTAGGCACGGGGGGCGCAGAACGCACCCTGGGCGGCGTCGGCGGCGGTGTTGGAGACGGCCCAGTTGTTGAGCAGAACGCCGTCATACTCGGGCAGGAAGCCGGAGAAGAGGTAGTTCGTGTCACCACGGTCGCCAGCGGTCGCCAGGAGGCTTTCCCAGGTGGAGTTTTCGCGGAGGCCCTGGAACAGGTAGTCGTTACCCTGGAAGAAATACTTCAGGATGCGCTGACCGCCCTTCGCCCGGGCAACCTCGATCTGCTTCATCTTGATCCCGTTCGCCATGATTTTGGCCTGCGAGATGGTCGCCTTGGTGACGACATCCGTGGAGGTCAGGGCATTGATGTTGGCCTTGTTGCCCGCATACAGGGTGTTGTAGGTTTCCAGGCTGCCGAGCATGGTGGCCTCGATGCAGTCGCACTTGAGGCGCTGGACCCATTCGTTGAGGCCACGGCGGGCGCTCTGGTCGAAGGTCGTGCCGATGAACGTCAGGTCTTTGGTGGTGACGGTTTCGGCGACGGCGTGGCGGTGGAGGCCGATGGTCAGCGTGAACTGGCTGTATTTGCGGGCTTCTTCAGCGCCGATCAGCGAGGTGTTGCCTTCCACGCCCTTGCCGCCGAGTCCGGCTTCCTGGGTGAAAACGATGGTGTTGCCTCGCACTTTGGAGGTGTCGAGAACTTCCTTGATGGGCTTGGCGGAGCCAAGGCCTCCCATCAGTTCCGAGAACGGGTTGTAACGTTCTTCGTCCATCTGGATCGAAGAAACCCAGATGATCTGACGGGCGTAGGTGGGGGACTGCGCAACGATCTGAGCGACCGTTTGGGCGTCGATTGCGGTGTAGGTAGCCATTGGTGTGTGGAGTGAAATGTGAAAACAGAACTAACCGCAGGGCTTGCTCGGCCCTGTTTGTCTGTTGTCAGGTTGTCACTCCACACGGGAGTCTGCCGTGGCTCTAGGCCAGGCAGCTATCAGGACATGCGAATACCGACAGGAGCGCCGGCACCGAGAACGGAGCCGAACAGGCTTTTCAGGCTTCCGGCCTGGGCAGCTTGTGCGACTTGTGTCACGATGTCGGGCGTGGCGGGCTGGCCGGGCGCGGGGCGCTGGGCCTGGGCATGGGAAGTCATGGCGCTGGCGGGGGCGGCGGCCTTGGCAGGCACGGGGCCGGGGGCGGGCTTGGGCTGGGCGGCGGGCGGGGCGGCCTGCTTGGCCTGGGCGCGGAGCTGCTGGGCGATCTTCACGCCAAGCTCGGCAACGGCGGTGGGCGAGCGAACGGCAAGGTCGGGGCTGGCCTCCAGGGCGGTCTTGACGGCGATGGTGGCCGGGCTGTTGTCGTCGGCCAGTTCTGGAAACTGCTGGATGGCGAGGGCCAAGGCGTCGTCGCCGATCTCCTCAAAAGCGCGTTCAGCGTTGGCCTCGGCCTTCATCTTGTCTTCCAGGGCGGCGGCCATCTCGGGGGTGAACTCAACAATGCCCTCGGCGTTGCTTTGGAGGTCGGCGAGGCGCTGGGCGGCTTCCTGGGCGGCGGTGGCGGCGGCGTTGTAGTCCTGAAGGGCCTGCGAAAACACCGGGGCCAAGTCCTGCGGCTCGTGGGCGGGCGCAGGAACGGCGGCCGGGGCCGGGCTGGCCTCGGGCTGGGTGGTATCGGTGGCGGACGTGGACACCTCGGGCGAGGTCACGGCGGCGTCAGGCTCAAGCGGATACTGGCCTGCGTCTTTGGCGGCCTCGGCGGCCTCGGCGGCGGCCACAGGGTCGGCGGGGTCATGTCCGGCGGAGTCGTCCGGGTCTGGCAGGAGCTTGGCGTTTGCGGCGGGCGGTTGGGCCACGCCAGCGGCGGCGGTGAAGTCGGCGGCCAGGGCGGCAGGGTCTTTCTCCAGATTGCCGTAAAGCATCTGTTCAAGGGTGGGTGTCGGGGTGTCGGACATGATGGCTGTATTGTGTGTAGTTATTGACGACTTTGCAAGACAAAGTTTTGAGATGCCTGCCCCAGGCCTAAAGGCCCCTGTTTCCATGGGCCAGTCTGGACGAGGGGCCGAGAGCAGGCAAAGGGATTTAGGCGGCGTCCAACGGAGGCATTCCGCGAAGAACCTCAACGGCTTCAGGATACCAATATGGCGTCGGCGCGAACCCTTTCTCCTCGCTGCCGTTCAGAAGAACGTAGCAGTGGTCATCTTCAATGATGTGACTAACGCCGCCGTGCTCATCTTTGAGGGTGACAATGGGTTTCACTTTTGCGCCCGTGCTGCGGTAAACACAGGACTCGTCGGGTGTTTCTTGGAGGATATAAGGCATGTCGTTTTGTTCTATGCCCGCAGGTTCCGGCGGGCGGCGGGGGAGGCATCAGGCCTCAAAGACGGCGGCGTGGCGGGCCAGGAAGGCGGCCTTGTCGGCCAGGGGCACTCCGGCGGCGTGAATGCAGTAGGGCTCCAGCGGCAGGCGGTCGTAGAACTTGTGCTTCCAGGCCATCGGCCAGAAGTTCCACTCATCCGGCAAAAAGTGCATGTCCACGCCGGAGCGGTAAAAGGCCGCATTGAGCAGGCTTTGCTCGGTCTTGTCGAGAATGTTGATCTCTCCGGCCCGGCGCTGGGCCATGAGGGCGGAAGCCAGCCTGAATGCCTCGCCCACGGCGGGCACGCGGGGGTTGATGACCATGAAGCCCGTGTTGACGTAGCGATCCGGTGGCATGTCGAGGGCTAGGGCATCTTGCAGGCAGAAAGTGCCGTGGATGCTGTGCCGGGTCACGTCCTGGACGGCGGCGATTCCGTTTAGGTTGGCGAACCGGGCAAGGCTCGCCGGGCGAATGAACCACAGGTCGGCGTCAAAAAACACCAGCGTGCGCGTTCCCAGGAGAGGCAGGACATACTTCATGTCGTAGCTTTCCTGGCGGTCCGTGGTGATTACCATGGCGTCCAGTTCCGTGTATTTGCGAAAACGGGCTGCGGCTTCGTAGGCCATGTCAAAATAGCCAGGGCTGGCGATGGTGACGCCAAGGATGTCTGAAATCTCGCTCATGTGAAAATGGCCTTTGGGTTTCCTTCGCCGAGCTTCAAAAGGCATCGGTGAAAGATTTCCTTGTTGCCGACAAGGTTCTTGGGCGCAAGCCAGAATGCTTTTTCCCTTTTGTGCGTGATGGCGGCAAGGACGTTCAAGGCTCGTATGTCGTGAATCATCTCGTCAACGCGCATGGGCCATTTGTGCCAGTCGTATTTGTGGGCCATGCCTCGCCAGTTTTCCACGACTCGGGCGGTTGAATCGGCGATGTTCACGCCTTCCAGATGCAAAGCGTATTGGTTCAACACGGCGCATCGAAGCCAGTTCAAGACGCACGGCGGCCAAAGATCAGAGCCTCCTGCATAAACGATGTCGTTTACCTCGATCATTCTCAGCCGGGCCTCGTCCAGCCTGCCGTTCAAAATCATCAGGTAAGCCTCTCCCGTAAGTTGGCTGACTCTCCACCGCACGCCCAAAGGCGTTTCTTCATGCGGTGCAGCCACGGCAGGGGCAACGCAGGCCAGCCAGTCGGTAAAGGTGATCTCACCGTCAACCGCCCGGTAGGTAAGCCAGCATTTTGCGTTCATGCGGCGGCTCAATGAGGCGGCCTCATCACCTAGAGCTGTCCAGGCGAAATGAAACTGGGTCGTCTTGTGCGATGTCGAGCTTGGCGCGAGGAGTTGGTAGGCGGCGGCGTCCCCGCCCTCCATGAAGCTGCGATACATCCGGCCCGCCCATGTCCCGGCGCACTTGTCATGCCACGGCCTCGGCATCCCGTGCCAGGCCACAAGCCGGGCGTTGGCCTCGCTGGACGCCGATCCAGCAACGTGAACGTGCTTTTTGTAGGACAAGATGCCGTCCAGCACGTCGTCTAGCAGGCCAAGGCGCACGCCCATGACAGCAAGCCGGGCGGCCGTGTGGCCCATCTCCGACTTTCGCAGTTCCGGCTCCATGTCCTCGGTGACTTGCCGGTGGTCGCCGTTCCAGACCATCACGGCGTTTGCCCATTCGTTCGGGCGGTAGAAATCCCGGGTGCCCCATACCATGTCTGGCGGGCAGGCCAGAGCCAGTGCCGTGAAAGGCGTCAACTGGCGGGCAAAAAGGGTGTCGAGGCCGGTCAGGATTGTCGGCCCCGTGAAGCGCCAAGCCTCTTGAACAGCCCACCATCCCGGCCAGTCGGTTTCTAGGCGGATGTGCCAAGGCTCGGTTGGCGTGTCGGTGAGGCACCAGAACTGGAACCGTTTGTCGGTGTTGAACGCCTGAAACTGGCGGTGCAGGCAGGCGGCGTGATCCGGGGTGTAATCTCCCCCAGACCGGCAGACCACGACAAAAGAGGGCTCGTTTGTGATGACGGAAATCATGGCTGGCGCGTGATCGTTTCGGCCTTTGTCCAGACGGTTGCGCCATCTGGCACGTCGTGCAAAACCAAGGCCCCGGCCCCAACGGTAGCATCCTGGCCGATGGTCACGCCGGGCATGATGACGGCCCCGGCCCCGATGCTGGCCCCGGCCATGACTAGCGGCGGGCGGCGTGTATAGCCGGTATTCCCGGCCTTTGGGTAATCGTCATCGCAAAAGGTGACGTTTGGGCCGATGAAAACATTGTCTCCGATCTTCATGCCGGGGGCGGTGATGGTGCCGTGGCCGATGCGGACGTTTGAGCCGAGAATGCAGCCGGCGCTAAGTTCGGCGTTGCTTCCAATGGAACAACGCTCGCCAGTGACAACGCGATCCTGAACCACGGCAAAATGCCAGACACGCGTGCCTTCTCCAAGGATTGCAGACGGATGGACAAACCGCAGGACGGCAACACGCGGCGAAGTTTCCATGAAAGAACGGGACTCGCCAAAAAACTCGTTTGGGGGATTGTAGCTCATAACGTCAGACGTGACACAGCCCACATGCCCGGGACATCCAAGACAAAAGTGAGAGAGCCCGCCACGCTCCGCGCCTTATGGCGGTTCGTGGACTGGATGGGCTCGGCGTCCTCGGGCAGGCCGTAGGCTCGCAGGAACACCTGCCACATGGCTCTGGTGACAACCGTGGTGACTTGGTGGTGGTCGTTGCCTTTGGCGGCGGTGGCGACTTGCTCATAGAGAACGCGGGCAACGGTGGCCTCGGTCATTTGAAGCTGAAACGAATGAAGGCACGGGCCACTTCCTGCGGGCGGTCTTTGGGCCAGCATCCGTCGCCGTCACGCTCGCCGCTCGGCCCGGTGTTGGCCTCAATCGTGGCGACACGGCCTTTTCTTGGCACGCCGGAGACAAGGCCGATGTGCGAAAAGTCGAACACAACCACATCCCCTTTCCTGGGCTCGGCGGTGTCCGGCAGCACGGTCACGCCCTTGGCCTTCCTGGCCCAGGGCAGCCAGCCAAAGGCGGCGGCGGACTGGCAGCGCCATTTCTCAAACTGCGCGGCGTTCATGCCCGTCATGGCCTCCAGCATCCCGGCCTTGGCGAGTTCGTCGCCGGTGGTGTCCAGCCAATACGACATGGCGGCAGCACAATTGCCAGTAGGCGTAATATTTCCGTTTTTGTCCCTGACAATAAAAACTCCTGTTGTCACACTAAAGCAATACATATAATGTTTGCCAATATACGTCTCAACATCTTGAGGATAAGTAATGGCTCGCGTTTTTTTGTTTGGGCGAATATTTACCCTGTGCTGCCTGTTGCCTTTGCTTAAAGATGAGGTCGATATATAACTGCTGACTGTCGGCAAAAACCCGCTTAAACTAGCTGCTAGAGCCACGGCATCAACGTGAGATTTTCTCTTTGCGGTTAATTCGCCTCTAGAGGCCTGTCCATCCCACCAAATAAGCCTTTGCGCGAAATGCGCCTTTTGACTTTTTGTCATAGACAAAAGCCATTGCATAGAAATGCGCTTTTCTTTGTCCACACTTACACATTCCTCAAGCCATGAAGGAATAGCGAATGAAAAAAAGGTTCGTTTTGTTTTTGTTACTGGGCCGTGCGTTTTTCCTTCAATCCACCTTCCTTTCGGGTTGTATGCGTCCAGCGCCTCGATCTTGCGGAGCCTTGAAACACCAAACTCAATTCGGTTTTTTTTCTTGTAGCCGTCTGCAATAAACGCCGCAGCAAAGTTAATGTCAGAATCAGACAAATTGATTCCTGGCCCGTCGTGATAAACGGGCATCATGGCGTGTCTTTTTTTGTCCGTCACCTTGCATATGGACGCGTTCTTGCTACGTGAGCTTGTGTATGACCACCATCGGTGCCCACTGTCGGTGATAATGTCGAGCCATTGGTTTTTGATATGGTGACATTTTCCGTGATATTCTTTGGATATATAAGAAAGAGGGCGGTCAAAAGTAACCTCTCCTGTAGATGGGTTTACGACAGCAATCGGCCCGTCTTTATAGGAGTCGATTCTCACCCATCCCAACGGCGTTAGAATTTCATTTTCTCCTGTAATACAATAAGGCTCACGGTTCTCGTAGCCGTCGGGGTAGGACGTGGAGGGCCAAAACTTCTTGATCCACTCGCCCATGTTATTCTTGGGCTTCTCCACCTTGCCCAGATCACGTCCGGCGATCTTCACGAACCAATCCGCGAACGTGAGCCCCATGGCGGGCGGCTCGGCAGGCTTGGCCGGGGCCAGCGTGGCCGTGAAGGCGTCGAGGGCGGCCCAGGTGGCCGGACCAACGATGCCGTCTGGCTTGAGGCCCTTGTTGGCCTGGAAGGCTTTAACGGCGGCCTCGGTCCTGTAACCAAACTCGCCGTTGGCGATGCCAAGCAGGTTTTGCCAGGAAAGGGCGAACTGCAACGCCATGACTTGTTCGCCTTTGTCTCCTCGGCGAAGGGTGGGTTTGTCGGGTGTCTTGGGCATGGCGGCATTCTACCGCCCGCCCAGGCCCTTGTCAACCAGCAGGAACACGCCGACCACGACGCACACGCAGGCCGCCGTGCCAAGCAGCCATCCCAGGCCGCCCAAAGCTGCCGCCGCCAGGATCATAGCCGGGCCTCCTTGTAGCTGGCCCGCCAGGCCGCCCAGCCTACCAGCCGGAGCACGCCCCAGCGGATGTTGGCCCGCCAGCCGGGCAGTCCCTTGGCCTGGACAAGCTCTTTGTAAACGGCGTCGGCCTGGGCTCGGGTGACGGGATGGAAGTCTCCGCCGGGTGTCCGGTAGCCGTGGTGCCGATAAAGGTAGTCGTGGATGCAGGCCCCGCGCTTGGACTGTCCGAAGGGCGGGACGAGACCATGAAGCCATGCCGGGATGCTCTCACCGTCGAAGGTAAAGCCCTCGGGGGCCGTGATGATGGCGTCGAGAACGGCGGAATAGACGGAAAACGGAGCGATCAGCTTCAGCAGGTTGGTCTGCTGGCCCTCGGCCACGTCAAGGGCCTGGAACTCGGTGATGAATGACGCCTCTTTCATTCATGCCTTTGTGGGCGGGGTTGTCAGGGCGGAACGGACGGCGTTCTTGGCGATCTCGTCAAAGTAGTCGTTCTGCTTGTCCAGTGTTTCGTTCATCTTCTCCATGGCCTGCGTCAGGTCTTGGAAGGCTTTAAGGCCCTTGGTTGCCACCCAGTAGATCACCGACGCCAGTGACGTGAAAAGCACGATCACCGCCACGATCAGCACCCCGTAGAAGCTCCACTCTCCGGCCTCCTGCGGGCTTGGCACCTGCCCCGTCATGGCCTGCCAGGCCACATCAGCTAAGGCCAGGACTGCGGCGGCTCCGGTTGCCATGGCGGCCTGAACATAGGCAGGCATGTCGTGCATGATGGTCTGGAAAGGTTCGGGAACGTGCATCGCGTTTGAATGGGGTTGATTGCAAGTAGCCGATTCCGGGCCGTAAGGCGAGGAGAAAAAGCCTCCTTGCCTAGAATTTCGGCCTACTCCATGCGTTTTCATTGTCCAGATGGGTATGCGATGGCGTGGGCGGCTTCAAAGTAAGCGTAAACTTCTGCATCCGTCTTGCCCATGGTAGCGGCAATCTGCGCGATTACTGGATGGTTGGACACAAAATACGGATATTCCAGGTAAAGCATCATGTGCCGCCTGGTGTCCAGGTTTGGAATCTCGTTGATTTTGGCCTTGAGAGCGATTTCAAGCGTGCGGCCTATGGCCTGGAGGAAAGCCGCTCCAGGCACGGTCAGGGCAGGCTGCGGCTGCTCTTGGTTGGCGGCCTGCTCTGCGGCAAACAGTGCCTCGGCCTGCGCCCGCGTGGCGTTGAGTTCGGCCTGTGTCGGCATGGGCTGGCCGTCGTGGAACGTGATGTCATCACCAACGGCGATGAAATGACGCGTGGGCCAGATGAGTCGGATGTGGTCGGTGAGTTTCATGGTTTAATCGGCAGGAGTGACGGTGAACCAGGAGCCGCCTTTGATGGAAACCGAGTTGCCTCCGCCACTTTCGGCGGAAAAACGCGGGGCTATAGTCCCTGTGCTTGTGGCCGTGAACACGCCGGTGACACGGAACTCACGGGCGGTTGCCCCCCCGGTAGTAGCGACCACAGAACCCGTGTCCCAGGATGAATAGACCGTGTAGCCATTGACGTAGTTGGTCGAAAGGGCTACCGCGACGGAGAAATAAATGAAAGAGCTGCTCGGCCCATTCATGGCAATCGTCAGTCCTTCAGTCGTGGTGTTGGACGTAAACGCCCCGACCCACTCAAACTTGTAGGTGCCTGTGGCGCTGATCGTGACTGGCAGCCCCGTCACATCCGCCAAACTGGTGCTGTTTGATGTCACGTCGGATGTCAGGCATTTGGTGGTCGGTTTGCCAGTCACGGATGACCATGCCGTTGATCCGGCGGAAACAGTGGCCCAAGAGCCGTCAGCCTTCAGATACTTGCCTCCTGCCGCATCGCCTGCCGCCGGCGCAGGCACAAGACCCTTGGTGCCGCCAGAGCCGGAGTCTCCCACCATGGCGTTTAAGAAGGCCGTGGCCGCCGTGGCCGTCAGTTCCTCAATCGCGCCCGTGCTGGCCGTGGTCCGGCCAAGCAGGCGGGCAGTGGTCATGGTCAGGCCAGAAGAGGAAACGCTTCCTACCTTGGAGTAAAGCGCATCGTAGGCCGTTTGGAGCGTGGCCTTGATGTTTGCCCAAGTGACTTTTTTCAGGACGTTGCTGGCCGCCGAGTCAATAAGCGGCATTGTATCAGCATCTACGGGTGTGGTCTTGGCCGTGGCCCCGTGGATGGAAGAGCCAACATTCCCCGCGTCGGTGACATCCGCCGCCGCCTCAATGCCGTCCAGCTTGGAAGCGTAAGCCGTGGTCATCAGGCCGTCCTGGCTGGCGCTGGCGTCCCTGATCTTGTCGGAGCCTGCCGTGACATGGCTGGAGGCATGGGCCGTGGGCGTCCTGGCGTCCGTGAGGCGGGAATCGGTGGTAAGAACGTCAACGTAGGTTGCCCAGGCCCCGGAATGGAAAAGCCGCCTGATCTGGCTGCCTGCCGTGCTGTATCCGGTGCCGCCAATGGTGGCAGTGCCGTTGCGGACAACAACCGTAAATCCCTTGCCCTCGCTAGGGCTTGGGTCTGTGACGGTTGCGGACGCCACAACGACATAAAGCCCGTCATTCGCGGCGGTGAAGTTGCTGGATTTCACCTCGGCAGGCTGCAAGGCCGTGTCCGCCTTGGTGCCTTGCGCTGCTGTGGCAAAGTATCCGACATCCTCGGCGGCGGCGGTTCCGATGTCGGCGGGCTGGACGGCGGTATCGGCCAAAGCGCCCTGGGCGGCCGTGGCAAAATCGCCCGTGTCGGCAAAGGCGGCCGTGCCTAGGTCGGCCTGCGCGTAGGTCTTGACGGCGGCAATAGTGGCCTTGCGGTCAACGTCCGGCGTGCCCGGCAGGTTGAGCGGTATTTCTTCGGTGCCGTCAAGCGTGGCCCTGTCTGTGAGGTTTGTGATGAGCGAATTAGCCATTAATCAAAAGGTCGCCTGTTTGGTTGAGAAGAACGTGGCCTCCCGTGTTTAGCAGGAGGCGATTAGACTCCCCCGGCAAAATAACACTGGCTGTATTGCTACTCGGCCCCTCCCCAGCATCGTTGAATGGAACTACTATGTAGTAGTATGTTTCTCCTGCGGCGGCTGAGACATTATCAGATGAAGATAATGTATTTGGGCCTGTTGAAAAAACTGGGCTGTCAACGCCTGGAATAGGTGGTGTATTTGTGCCTCGATAGACATTGTAACCAAACCCTGCTGAGCCCGATTTATTGCTGGCTGTCCATTCAAGTAAGGCAACAGAGCTTCCAGGATCGGCGTCCACCGTCAAAACAGGTGCCACTGTCGGCGGCGTAAGCGTGCCTGAGCCGCTTGTGCCTGCGCCGAGTAGGACCAGATTGTTAGCCATTAGCCGGGGATGATGGCGTAGGTGATTGAAACAGAGACGTTGCCGGTGCCTGTGGTGGTCACATTCAGGGCCTCGCCTGCCGTGGCCTTGAAGAGGGCCATCTGGTTGTCAGGGCTGCCCATGTTGGAGCCGCCAGAGGCCGCGACGTATTCCGTGGCGGAAATGGCCGTGGTGCCGGACTTGAAAACAACAGTAGCATCCACGTCAGAGCGAATCTCGACCGAGAACACGGCAATGCGAACCGTGCCGGACGGGGCGGCAACCAGGGTTTCAGTGTCCGGTGAGGCCACTTCCACAAACGTGCGGGCCTTGGCAACGGCATCACCGCCGCGAGGGTTGTAGTAGCGTTCGGGGAACAAATTCATTGGTCTTGATTATGCGGGTTCGGTGGTTTCTGGCAAGTCTTTTCGCCCTGCGGCCTCGCGCTTGGCGGCGGCCTGCCGGATGCTGGCAAGCTGGCTGGAAACCAGGGTGGCAACCTCGTTGTAAAGGGCGTGCTCGCGGAGGCAGTCGCAGACAATCTGCGGATTCCTGATCTTGGCCGGATCGACTGGCTCGCCCTGCTTGACCGGCCCGGCGGGCTTGACGGCCTCGGCGATGGCCCGGCGCAATGCCCCGGCGGCGTGCTCGGTGTAGGGCTTGACGATCAGTTCATTGAATGCCTCGCTGTTTTCAAGCTGGACAAGCAGTTCATGGGCGCGGGCTGTTTCGGCGGGTGTCATCGGTTAGGTGGTGGCGGTTGTGTCTGGCCGTCCTGGGCCTGCTGGGCTGCGGCCTCGGCTTGGGCCTGGGCGATTTCAACGGAGGCCTGCTGCATGGCGGCCAGGGTTTCCTCGGGATTCGGCTCGCCGATGCCCTTCAGGATGTTGCCATACTGACGGGCTAGGGCGTTTTGCATGGGCGGTGCCAGGGCGGCGAACTGGTTCAGGACGTTGATAATGGCCTGTCCGGTTTCGACCATCTGGCTTGAATGCGCCTTGGTCAGGGACACCTCGAACACGTTGGACACGTCCTGCGGGAACGTCTTGATCCACTCCAGCAGGGCCGTCCCTTCTTCCTGGCCTACCTGCTCCATGAGGGCGGCCATGCCTGCCTTGGTGTTGGTGATGGTGTAAAGCTCGATGTCGATGAATGCCCGCAGCATGGATTGCAGGCCGATCACTATTTCGGATTCCCGGGCGCGTAGAGACTGGTTGCTGGTGTTCTCGAGAATCTTCGCCACGCCAAGGGTGTCCTGGCCGGGCACGTCGGCCACGCTGGCCTCGGCCGGGCTGGTCAGGCCGGCGCTGATCTCGGCCCGGCCCACGGCCTTTTCCATGAGCTGCCCAAAAACCTCAATGTTGGCGGGCTGGACGGTCTTGACGGACATGGCATCATCGGCCGTGAAGCCTGCCCGGAGCTGGTAGCCTTCGGAGTTGCGGAACTGGATGCCGCCGCCGTCAATGCCCTGCTGGGTGGCAAGGGGGTTCTCAAAGATGACGTTGCCGGAGGTGTTGGCGTCGAACTCGATGCGGTTCAGCATCTTATCGGCCACCTCGGCCCAGGTGTCCAGAAGCTCATAGTAGCCTCGGCCCGTCCAGCGGTGGAGCTTGGGCCAGATACGGTGACAAGTGTAGGGGTGCGGGTGCTCCTTGTCGTTCCAGGGGAGGATGATGGAGGCGTATTCGTAGTGAACCGGGATTTTGGCGTCCCAATCCAGCAGGACATAAATGCTTTCGTCGTAGCCGTCGTTGTCGGCATCGTAGCGAATCCAGCATTCAACGTATGTCCTGCGCTTGTAGCGGTTTGGGCTTTGGTCTGCCGGGCGCTGGGTGTTCTCGTCCTCGCCGTCACGGATGCGGTTCAGGGAGGCGCGAACCGTGTAGTTCTCGTAATCTCCGCCTGGCAGGCTGTTGGTCTTGATAGCCTCTTTGTAGGCGTCATACGTCTCTTTGATCCTAGTGTCAGGGTCGTAGGAAATCAGCAGGTCGCCAGGGTTGGCGGCGAAAACGTGGCCTTTAACCGGGCTGGCGTCGATGCTGGCGGCGTTTGGATGGCAGAAGAAGTCCCCGTAATGGATCACGGCCACCTCGCAGCCGGGTTCCTTGCTGGTGCGCTGCATGACCACATGCGGCTTTGCCATCTCCAGAGCCGCGCCTTTGATAGCCCAAACGGACGGATCACGCTGCAAAACCTGCCGCTCGGGATAGGCCGGGTCGTCTATCCAGATGTCGGAGGCTAAGACAGGCTGGCCTTGGCTGTCCTTCAGCGTCTTGCCGTCCAGTTTGACGCCCTGGATAACCACGGGCTTCATATAAAACGCCTCAGCTAGGCCTTCCCGGGTGATTTCCTGGCCTCGAATCAAGGCCCCCTGCATGGCCTTTTTGCCTGTTTCGTTGAGGTTGATGGCCTGCGCCCGCTTCTTCAGTCGGCGCATAAGGGTGTCGATGCTCGGGTTTTCATCCTCGGTGCCCTCCGCTGCCGGGCCGAAAAAGGCCGCAGAGGCCAGCAGGTCGTTCGCCATCTTGTCGCCGTGCTGGAGAACGGGTGTCATCGGCACGTTCAAGGAAAGGTTGGTTTCCTTGAACAGCAGGCATTGCGCCTTCCTGTGTTCAAAGTCCTGTTCAAAGGCCAGTTGGTAGTTGTCCCAGCGGTAAAGCGTCGATCCCACCCGGTATTCCCGGCTGGTGGTCTGCACGCCCATCAGGTCGCGTTTGTCGTTCACCTCGGCGATGACGTGCTGAATGAAGGCGTCCTCTTCGTAATCGGAGGCAAACGTCAGGTGTGATTCAATGAGGCGCTTCATTTATTGGGTGTAGTTATGGCCGGGGTTTTGGGCTTCTGCAAGCCAATCGTGCCGCCCATGACTCGGGCCTGTGCCCGGGCCTGCTCGCGGGCTTTCTTGAACTTCTCAATCAGGCTTTCCGTGGGCTTGGCCCGCTCGGCCGGGGTGGCCGTGGCCGTGATGCGGCGGGCGGCGTCGGCGTATAGCTTGCCGTCAAGCTCGGCAAAGCGGCGTTTGGCGGCCGGGTCGGCGATGGGGGCCTTGTAGCCTGGCGTGCCGCGCTTGGCTCCTGGCTCGCGGACGTAGTAGTCATCGGCCTGGAGGGGTTGTGGATACCACGCAGCCACGGGGTTGAGGCGGTTGGCGCGGAGTAAAAGGGCGTCCGGCTGTGGCTTCACCACGGCGTTTGCCTGGAACAGCAGGCGGGCTGGCGGGCTGAAGCCCTTGCGGATGCGCTCGCCTGTGGCCGTCACTTTGGGTTCGGCGGCGAAGATGGGTAGTTTTGGGGCCACCTCAGGGTTTGGCAGGCCGGTGTAGCCGATGCCTGCCGTCTTGGTGTCGCGGATGAGGTCGTCCCAGTTGCGGAGCGGCTGCTTGATGAGGTTCGGAATCGCGCCGTTGATGAGCTGCTTGGCTGCCCAGTTTGACGTGGAGGGGTCGCGGCGTTCTTCAAAGTCGCGGATGGTTTCCATGACGCCGGAGAAGCCTTGCAGGAAGGATTTGCCTTCAACGGAAGCCATGAGGCTGGAGCCGATGAAGCGCAAATAGCTGGCGTCGGCCTCGCCCTGCTTGCGGCGGCGGTTCACCTCCATGTAGTTCCGATAGCCGTCCACCCAAGCGGAAAGCAGGGTGGCTACGGGCTCGTAACGGGAGAAGTTGAACGAGGTAATCACCTTGCCGTCCTTGTCGCGGAACAGGATGGAGTTTGCCCCGCCTGTGCTACGCAGGAATGCCTCGCGCTCGCCCTGGGTGCCGGGCGCATAGGGGCGGTTGCCGACAATCAGAATGGGCTTCTTCTCGTCATCATCGTCACCTTCAAACATGCTGGCGAGCATCATCCAGCCCAGCCCGGCCAGCAGGCTTTCGGACACGTCCTTGATCTGCATGGCCTTGGTGTAGTTCTTCAGGAACGCCTCGCCATCCCTGACCTTGAACAGCCCGGCCCGGGCGGCGTGCCAGAGGCCCACCACGGCGGAGCCGCCAGCCTTGCGCAGGCCAACTTTGATGATGTTTGTGGGCGTCCGCTGGAACGGGAAGATGATTCGCATGATCTTTCCTTGCACCTTGCGCCAGAACAGACGGTTACGCAGCTTGGCCGCCCCTTCGTTGTCGCCCTTAGCCTCGGCCTCGGCCATGAGCTTTTCCAGGTCGCGCACGCTGCGGTTGCCGCCCAGGATGGTGTCCACAAGGTCGGTTGCGGCGTTCTCGTCCTGGAACAGCAGTTCTTCGGCGGTCTTGTTGGCCTCGGTCCAGACTTGGCTGCCTGGGTTGGCGAGGGCGTTGGCAATCTCGGACTCCAAGAAGGCGTCCCGGTTCTTGCCCGTCAGGCCTTGCTGCTTGGCCTGGAAGGCGGCGGCCCGGTAGGCGATGGCCGTGGCTTCCATTTGGAGAATGGAGGTCTTGAAGAACGCATCTGTGAAGCGAAGCAGGCGGCCCGGCAGGCGGGCGAGTTGGCCTGCTTTGCCTCCGATGGAAGGCCGGTAGGCCCCCACCTTGTCCAGGCTGCCGTCCTTGAACTCGATCTCCATGGGCTCGCCAAGGTATTTGTGGCGAACGGAATCGCCCTCGGTGAGGAAGGACTGGCGGGCCATGTCCAGGGCGGGCATGATGGAGCCCATGAAGGCCTTGGCGACGTGCTTGAACTCGCCGAGTTTGGCGCTGTTCGGGTCGCGGTAGAGGACGTTCATGCCAGCCTCAACCATGCGCTGCGCCGTGTAGTGCCAGAGCACGTTGGCGGCGTTGCCGGTAAGGTTTGCCACCTGGGTCTGCGGGCCAGACAAAAGCGGCCAGTTGATCCAGTATTCGTAGAGCTTGTCCGTGACGCTGGCTTTGGCGGCGGAGAATTCGCGGGCCACGGCGTAGAAGCTCGCCATGTCCTCGGGGTCGAACGGAACGAACACGCGGACTTTCTTCCCTCCGGGTGTGTCGATCACCTTGGCAATCAGGCTTCCGGCCTTGTTGCGCCGGCGGGCGGGCTGGAGCGCATAGTTCAGAATGCGGTTTACTTCGTTCTCAATGTCCTGCTGTTGCTGCTGCGTGAGCGGAGGGGCCATGGTGCCAAGCGGGCCGGACACGGCGGCCATGCGCAGGCCCACCTTGCGGGCGAGGCTGTCAAAGCCGGAGCGGATCATTTCGCCCCAGCCCTTTCCTGCCTTCACCTCGGCGGCCAGCGCCGGGCGGATGATGCCGTTTCGGACCTCTTCAATGAACTTGGCAACGTCGGCCTCGTTGATCTGCAAGGCCCCGGCAATGTGGCGGTCAGAACGGCCTTGGAAAGCTAGGCGCATGATGTCGCGGCCATAGTCAAACTTGTCCAGGGCCTCGCGGACAGCTGGTAGTTCAAGGATGGCCGTTTGCAGGCTGTAACGGTCAACGGTGGAAAGGGTCATATCCTGTTCCATGATGCCGACACGCTTCAGGATGTTGGCCTTCAGCTTCTCGTTGTCGGCGTCGGAGCGCTCCAGAATCTCCTCCTGCGTCTCCTGGCCTCGGGCCTCCTTCAGGGCGGCCTCAATGTCGGCACGGCGGCCTGCCTGATACCCGGCAAGCTGGGCCTCAAGCTCGGCAATGCGGCGGGCCTTGGCGGCGGCCGTGGGGGCCAGGGCAAGGCGGCGGCGAACCTTGGAATCAGGGCCAAAGATCACGGTAAGTGCCTTGTTCCAGCGGTCTTGTGGCGTTTCCAACGGGTCGCGGCGGCCTGCGAGGGCCTGGGCGGTAAGCGTGCCAATGTCGAGGTAGTAGTTGCCTAGGCGGTGGAGAAGCAGGCGTGTGGCCTTGTCGCCGGTCATGGCAACCACTCGGTTCAAGTGCTCAATCACCGCGCCCACAACGGCCTGTTCCTCCGGCTTCATCATGGCCTTTTCGTCGGCCAGTTCGGAGGCGAAGGCGATGGCCTTGTCTGGATCGGCCTGGACTTGCTGGGCGGCCCATTTGCGCATCTCGTCAAACACCACGGTTGCCGGGCCTCCCACCATGTCGCGGGCGGCGGTCAGGGCTCGGTAGAACTCGCGGGCAGCCGGATCACGGAACTGCTGGGACAGGTTACGGCCAGACATGGCCCCGCTGGCCTGGACGGCGGCCACGGCCTCGGGATCGTTACGCAGGGCGTCGGCGGCCTCGGCATCCTTGCGGAGCTGATCCATCATGTCGGACGTTTCCTGCACGTCCTCCGCCTCCCTCACGGCCTCGTTGGCTGCCTCTTCAAGCTCGGCGGCCTGGGCCTCGTCGGACTGGCGGGCCGGGCCGGGCTGGCCGGGCGGGTTTCGAAGGATGGACGGGCTGGCAGGATTGAACCGCTGGGAAAGCGGGATCACGTTGCCGGATTCGTCGCGGGTGACTGGGTCGGCGGATTTGATTTGGGATGGGTCAAAAACGACAAAAATCGTATCAAGCGGACCGCCGTCAAAAGTGTTTTTTATAATTACTGAATCGTGCCCATTTTTCAGCGCCTCGTCGATTCTGTCGGCATACGATTGTTCGCGGTATTCGTTGCCATTGTCATCAAACACCATCGGATTGTTCAAGAACAGATAGGCGTTCACCATCTGGCCTTCTGAGGTGTCCAGATAACTGTCAGGCAGTGACGCAGATAGTGCGTCAATGTCAGCCTTTGCGTCAACTCCAAGAGCCTCTAACGCAGGCGCAAGCTCATCGCGAAGGAATTGTATTCTCGATGAAATTATATATTCAGGGTCGTCGGAGACGCTTCCATCAAGAAGAACATCAACTCCAATGTCGCCCCACTCTGAAACGAATTCGCCCGATCCAAACGGAAGGCCATTAACTTCCTCGGCTGAGGTCAATTCCACGGCTTCGCGGATCAACGACTTGATCGCTTTATTGTAATCACGAACCCACTCCTCGCCACTTTCAGATGCTTCAAATTCGCGGCGAATGTAATAATCCTTGCTTGATGCCGTTTCCTTTGACCCAGCAAAGAAGAATCCTTTCTTAGCCGATTCTGCAAAGGTATTGCTTCCTAGCTTAGATTTGTCAAAAACGGTTATCGGCGTTTGAGACTTGGATCCGTGAAACGCATTGACGACATAACGAACGCCCGTTTGGAAATCAAAGGTCGATGCATTTTTGATAATCTGATCTCCTCCAGCCGCCTCGTCCACCATGCGCTGTGCCTTCTCCAGGTCGCCAGCCTCCACGGCGGCCATGTATTCGGCGTCCTGGGCGGGCGTGACGGCCGCCTGGCCGCCGGGCGGGTTGGCTAGGCCTGGCTGGCCACCTTCGTCGGCGGGCAGGGGCTGGGGCGTGGCGGGCGGATTGCGAAGCATGACGCCAGTCTCCGTGGGAACGGAATCAAGAATGTTGAACAGATTGTCATAGGCTGCTTGAATGCCATCGGCCATTTCGGCAGATGTTGGCAGAGCCGGGCTTTCGTCTTTGACGATGTTCACCAAGTAATCATTGGTGATGTCTTTGCCTATAAGCCTGTCGGCAATGTATTTCTCAAATGCGCGGGCGGATTTCTCAACAAGAGTCGAGTAATAAGGCTTGCTACGGGCATCGTCCAAGGTTGCCGAACGTTCGGCAAATGGTCCGGTTTTCAGCGTAGTTGCGATTTGACGGAAAGCCTGCCAGACTTCTGGGCGCATGTTTTTTGGCGCAGATGCTGGCTTTTGCGTGGTCGCGTATTTATCCAGAGGTCGTGCTTTAGTGGCTCCCGTGTCATCCAGACGGGCAAAGTAGTTGTCGAAAGCGTGGAACCACTCATGGGCAAGCGATCCTGGTCCGGTTTTCTTTGTGAGATTAATCACCACTTCTCCTGGCTCGTAGTGTGCCTTGTATTTGGATACACCACGGGCACCAAAAGCCAGTCCAAGGGAGCCGTCTAGCGACATGGCTTTAGGAGGCACGCCCAGGGCCTCGGCAAGGTCCATCAGCGCATCGTATGCCTGATTTAGGTCGGTTTGGCGGCGGTCGCTTTCAACCCAGTTCCCGAACTGGACGCCTCGGAAGCCGAAAGCGTCTTGGAACATTTGAGGAGAAACGTCGCCGTCGCGGCGGGCAGGCCCTTGGCGCGGCTCGTTGACCGTGCGGCGGTATTCTGGGTGCTCCTTCATCCCCTGCCACATAGCTTCAAGGTCTGCCCGGTTGTCGGCCAAGTGCTGCCTTGCCGCTTTCACGTCAGGGAAGCCTGTTTTCAAGCGGACAACTCCGTTGATTCCACGAATGCCAACAAAGTATTGACCGGTTCGGCGGTCTTGCCATACGGCAAACGGCAGTTTTTTGGCTTCTTTGGCTTTTGGCGTTTCGGCTGGTTGTCCCGCTAGGGTAATTTTAATCATTTCCGCCACTTCACGCCATGCCTCTTCACCAGCGCGAAGAACAAGCATGTCCGTGCTTCGTTCATCTTTGGTGGCAATAGTTGCGGGTGTGAACTTGTCTAGCTTCTGGCCTTTGTAGTAGCCAACATCCCAATTAGCCACAGTCCAGCCTTTTGCTTTGGTGAAAAGCGGGTAGCCAAGATACTTGTATAGCTTAATGGCGTTAGAAAGCCCCGAAAGGCGCTGCGTGCGTTCAAGTCCTGTCAAAACAGCCGGATCAATTCCTTTGCCTGCAATCACGTCTTGCGTGAGTTGATGCAGGAATTTTACAGCATCTCCCCAGTTTTTCAGCTTCCATGATTTTTTTGGTTTCGGCGGCAAATTGTCTCGGATGGCTTTCAGCAAAGCCAAATCATCTACAGACACACCTGCCTCTATGGCTGCCTCGTAATCTGGTTCTGGCACATTTCTGGAAAGCGTCACGTCATCATAGGATTCGGGGAAAGCCTGATCCATGATGCGTTTGAACTTGCCCCATACGTCTTTTCGCGCTCCAAAGATTTTTTCGCCAAAATCCGTAATCTTTCCGACTGGAGGCTTGTCTGCAGCCTCCTCCCGGCCCTGCCCGGCCTCGGCGGCGGGGGCCTGGCTGGCTGGCTGGGCCTCGGGCTGGCTGGGCTTGGCTGCCCATGTCTGGATGGCTTCGGTTGTGCCTTTTTCGGTCTTGGGCAGCTTAATCCCTGTGCGTTTCTCAAACTCGGCGCGGAGTCCTTTGTTGCTCAGGAACAGCAACCTACCCATAGCCTCGGCGCTGTTGGCCTCATAGGCGGCGTTGAACTTGTCCTGGGAGGCCTGGGGCAGGCTGGCGAACTCAGGCGGCCCGGCTTTGGCTGGCTTGGCTGGCCTTGTTTCGCCTGCCATGTTCATGGGCCTAGCCTCGGCCTTCCCGGCAGCCTCCACGGCTGGCGGCTGGGCCGTCACGGGCGGGGCTGGGCGGAAGTTCTGATAATACATCGTCCCGCCTTCAGACACTACTTTCACCTCGTAAATGGCGGCGTTTGGGCCTTCAAGGGTTAGTAGTGCTAAATCGTCGCCTTTTTTGCGGCCAAGCTCGCGATTGGTGCCGCGCTCATACCATTTGCCTCCTTTACGATAGTAGGCTGGGCCGGATGGTGTGATTTGGAAGATGCGTTTTTCATCCTGAATGCGTGCGTCTTCGCGTAGTGCATTCATCCTGCTCTCCATCCTTTGCTTTTGTTCCGCCTCAAAACGAGCGATGTTTTGCCGCTTTTCTGCCGACTCCTCAACGGTGAGCATGTAAGGCTTGCCGTTTTGGTCGATGTAGCCAAGCCTCTTCTCCCCCTGACGGTCTATGTAAACCCATGGATCGTTTGGGAGTCTATGAGTGGTGGTTTGTGGACGGTCGTAGCCTAACCCTTTTTTCAGAGCTTGGGCGGCTTCTGCTTTGGGGAGTTGCGCTAAAATCCTCTCCTGTGCCGGGGTCAGGTCGAGCAACTGTATCTCGTCACTGTCTTTGGCCGCAGCCCCAGATGTGGGAGTTTCTGACTGGTCGCCGTCAGGTTGAAGTGTCTCAGGTTTGCGTTGAAGTTCGCTTCTTTCTCCTGCCACGTCAGGGGCGGGAGTGCTTGCCGCATTGCTACGGCCTTGGCCTTTAACTGGCTTTTGTTGCGTTTCATAAGTCGCGGCGGCCTCGGCCTGGGCTGGCGTCACGGAGGCGGGGAGGGCGGGTTCTGGCTCCGCCTGGGCGGCCTCGGCGGCTTCTCTTTTGGCGGTGGCGTCATCCGCTTTGATGCGGGCGGCCTCGACTCGTTGGCGGGCGGCAATTTCGTCGGCTGCCGTAGGCGCGGCAGGCGGCGGCGTGGCGGCGGTGCCTTCCATAGCGGCCTTCTCGCCGCGCAGTTCTTCCAGTTTCTTTTCTAGGCTGGCAAGCTCCCACTCTGGCTTGTTTTTGAGCTTGAGAGAGATTTCAAGCTCTTTGATGCGGCTAGTGCGCCATTCGATTTGGCGTTTCTTGGTTTCTGGACGCGCCATCAGTTCAGCGTAGCGTGCCAGCCACTCGCGAGCGGCTTCAAGTTTTGTGTTCAACCAGCGGCTATGTGCTGCCGCTCCGCTTTCTATGGTGATCTTACCAAGGATGTCGGGAGTTTCATCGTTAAGCGTGCGGGCTGAAGGATTTTTCCATACGCGCTCAGTGCGGCCATAACCGGCTGATTGAATCTCGCTGAACTCTTTAGAGAGCGTCTTGCGGGCCTCCGTAATGCCCTGGATGGCGGCAAGGGCAAGGCTTTGGCGGGCTTCTCTGGCCATTTCATCGCCGCTTTTGTCGGCAAAATGTGTGATGCACTCGCTACCAACGGCTAGCGTCCATTTCTTCCCATCATCTTTGATGAAATAGAAGTTCTTTACTGGCTGCTTTCCGCACCACTCGCAATTTCCGTGCTCTTGCGCGTTGCTGCTTGGGAATAGCGTTGGAGCTTTCTGCATCTCAGATGCGCCAGTCAAATCTTGCGTTGGCTTGCCGTCTTGCGCTTCCCCAGTGAATGGGAATGCGGACCAATCGGAAATCTTGGTCCCCATGTGGATCTGATTGGCGGCCACGGCCATCTCGTAGGTCTTGATTGGCCTATCTTTGAGAGTGCTGTCTTTCAGGACTTCCTCGGCCTGCTCTTTTGTGATCGTGGCAGCGGCGGCGGCCTGCCCCATAGGCGCGGCAGCCTCTACGGGCTGGCTGGCCTGGGCGGCCTGCTCGGCAGGCTGGGCGGGGGCCGGGGCTTGGCGCTCAGCCAGCCCGGCCTTTTCCGCCATCTGCCTGACGGCGGCCTCCACGGCGTCTGCCTCGGCCCGGATTTGCTCGGCCATGGCCGGGTCTTTGACCAGCCCGGCGATTTCCCGGAGGGCGGCCACGAACTCGCGGAACAGGGCGGCCAGCTTGTCGCGGAAGGCCGGGTCGTCGGAGGCTTCAATGAGGGCTTGGTTGCTGATCTCCCCTGACATGCGGGCCTCGACTAGCTGGGCAAACCATTCGTGCGCGGCCTGGAACTCGTCCAGTTCGCCCTGGCCTTCGCCTGCCTGGGCTAGGTAAAGGCGGCGGCTGGCGGCCTTGGCCTCTGGCGTCAGGGCGTTGTAGAGGTCGAGGATTCGCTTGTCGTTGAGGCGGGAGAGGGCGGCTTGGTGGATGAACTCATGCACCAGGAACTTGTCGATGGCCTTGTAGAGGGCTTCCTTGCCCAGGTTGTTTTCGGCAAGTTGGTCGATGGCTCCGGCGGGGTTGATGACGAACAGGCCGCCACGTCCGGCGGGAATGACCATCATGCCCTGAATTGGCTTGCCGTTGTATTCGGTCGCCACGGCGTAATCCACCACGCCGTCGAAGGCTTCCAGGCGCTTGGCGAGCCAGGCGGCACCCACAATCTTCCTGTTGGCGGCGTTCTTGGCCTCCTGCGTCTTGGCGGCGGCCTTCTCGGCCTTGGCCTTGGCCGTGTAGTCGGCAATGGCGGCCTTGGCCTTGGCTAGGGGCGTGACTGGGGCGGGCGGTTCGGACACGGCTTGTCCGGCTTGGGACACGGGCTGTCCTGGCTCGCGGGCGGCTTTCTCTCGGGCCGTCATGTCGGCAAGCCCGGCCTTGAACTCGTCCAGGCTCATTTCCTGGATGCCACCGAAGCCTTGCCAGTCGGCGGTGTAGTTGGCCCGGTAGGCCTGTTCGGCCTCGGCGGCGGTGCCGTAGCCGATGATGGTCTTGAACTCGTCGAATTTGCCCGTTTTTGGATCGTTCTGAGTCACCACAAACACAGGCCCGGCATAGTCTTCGGGAGTGCCCGGCTTAATGAACACGTCGACCTGTTCGCCCGTGTTGTCCACGGTGCCCTTGATGTAGCCGTAATGGTCGGACAACGCGCCCCATTCCGGGCGGCGTTTGGTGCCTGCCTCGTTCTCAATGGAGATGTCGAGGCCGCCGATCTTGGCATGGCCTTTCTTGTAGTTGCCAGCCTCTTTCTGGGCCTCGCTAGGCTCCGGCGCAGGGCTGGCCGGGCTTGTGGCGGCCTGGGCGGCGGCTTCGTCCACGGGGGCGGGCGGGGCCTCCTGCCGGGCCGTGACTTGGCTGGCGGGCACGGCCTGGTCCTTCTTGCGGGCCGCCTTGGCCTTCTGGGCAGGCGTGGCACGGGCTGCCTGGGCTGGCGTCAGGCCTCCGCCTGCTGCTGGCTCAGGCTCAGGAGCCGTTTCTTGTGCCGGTGCTGGCGGTTGTTCTGGCACCACTCGCACGGTTGGTTCGGGTGGCACGACGGACTCGGCCCGTGTGGATACAGTTTCCACCGTGGCGCTTTCTTCTGGTCGAACTGCTTCTGGCGCTGGGCTCGACTCAGGTGGCGGCGGTCCTTGCTCATTGGCGGGGGTGGGCTCGGGTGTCGGCGCTGGTGCCTCGCCAGCCGTTGCGGGCTGCACAGGCATTTCAGCGGCCATTTCCGCATTGGAGCCTGTGATGGTTTGCGAGGACTTGGGTGCTTCTGTCGCGCCAGAAATGGTTGCAGGCGGGGGAATCGAACCCCCTTCTGTTGGTAATGAGCCAACCGACTTAGCCGGTAGTCCAGCCTGCGATTGAGATTCTGCGGCCTTCTCCTTGGCCTGTCCAGCCTTTTTCTTGGCGGCTGGCTTGGCCTCGGCCTCGTCGATCTGGGCCTTGCGCTCGGCCTCGTCCAGGCGGATTTGCCGGGCAAGCAGGGGCTGGCCTTCGTCGTCCAGCCATTCGGCGGCCTCGTTGCGGATGACGAGCTTGCCCTTGTAGGTTTCCACAAGGGGCGTGGTCTTGGGGGCCGGGATGATCTTGCCGTCTTTGCTGACGAACCCCAGGGCCTCGCGTTCGCGGGCGTCCAGGCTTTCCAGGCTTGCGCCCTGGGCCACTTTGACGAGGCCGGAGGCGGCGGCCCGGGAAACGTCCTCGGTGGTGCGGTTGGTGCGCTTCACCGTGTCCGCCACGGCCTGCGGCAGCATGGCCTCGCCTGTTGGCGTGAAGGCCTTGATTGCGCCAGCGATGTCGCCTGTTTGGGCAGGCTGGCTGATCTGGGCGGGGGCCACTGTGCCGGGCGTGGGGGCCGGGCCTGCTTGGGCCTGGGGCTGGGCTGGTGCGGCTGGCGCGTTGCGGTCGAGGTAGCCACGCAAACCGGAGGCACCGCCGCCAAGAACGCCGCCGACAAGGCCCGCCTCGGTGGCTTCGGCGAACACCTGTTCCAAGGGCTTGTTTGGGTCGTAGGTGAGCTGGGCAATGATGCCTTGCATCATCTGGTCGGCCCATTCTTCGGCGGCTTCATCGCTCACACCTTCGCCGATCTGGGCCATGATGCCGCGCTTGATGGCGGCTCGGCCAAGGGCTTGCCCTCCTGGGCGAAGCAGGCTTTCCACGCCTCCCGATCCCAGGGCGGTGAGCACGCCAGTGGCAAGGCCGGAGGCGATGGCCGGGGCGGCCGCTTTAGCCTTGGCTTCTTCCTGGCTCAGGCCTTGCTGCATGTAGGCGTCCACGGCGTCCACGAATGTCCCGCCACCGCTTTGGGCGGCTGCGTCGATGGCGGAGGCCCCCAGGGCGGCGGCTCCTGCGCCAAGCACACGGCCAGCCACGCCGCCGGCGGCCAAGCTCTCCATGACGGAAGGCACGCCGCCTGCCACGCTTGCCATGAATCGGCCCGCCATGTTGGTGCCCTTGCCTGCCTCGCCTGCTGCGGTCTGGTAGGCCTGGGCGCGATCCTGCCAGTAGCGGGCGTATTCCAGGGCGGTGTCGGAGCCTGTCAGGCCTGCGATTGCGCCAAGCCAGCCGGACGGCAGGCCAGCGGTGGAGCCCAGGAACTTCATCACGGCGGCATTCAGCGCCCCGCCTTCCTTCATGGAGGCGTTGAACTGCTCCATGCGTTCCACGTCGTTCCCCTTGGTGTTCTCGTCCAGCCACTCGGCGAACGAGGAGTTTTTGCGCAGGTTCTTCAGAGCCTCGGCGGCCACTGGCCCGGCAAGCTCGGCCCTCATGGCCTTGGCGCGGGCCTTGGCCTCGGGCGTGGTTTCGGCCTCGTCAACGGCGGCGTCGTAGGCCTGCGGGTCGAGGAGCAAGCCGGGATTCACCGTCACGTTGCCGTCTGGCAGCACGCGGGCTTTCTCGTCCAGCGGCTTCCCGGTGGTGGTGTCGATGCGCGGATTGCTCCAGTCGAGCTGCCGGAACGTCTGCAAAGCCTCGCGGGCCTGCTTCGGGTCCAGCCCGGCCTTCTTGGCCTCGGCGTCGAGGATGCCATAGTCATTCATCCCCCGGTAGTCGTCCGTGTAGTGGAAGTTGTCCTTGGCCCAGTTGTAGAGGGGCTTGGCCTTCTCCATCACGGCGGCTTTTTCGGTGGCGACCTGGAACTGCTCCTGGGCGGCCTTGTTCCGGCGGTCGATCTCCGCCCCTGCGGCGGCCAGGACTTCCCGGCGATCCTGCGAGGCTTTGAGCGAGCCCTGGGCCGATGTCACGGCCTCGGCGTTCCAGTCGTCGTAATCGGCCATTTCGGCCTCAAACTGGGCCTGCTCGGCGTCGAGTGCCTGCCTTTGCTCCAGGCTAAGGCCCTGGGCCTCGGCAGCCTGCCGTTCGGCCATGAACGCGGCGTGCTTCTGCTCCAGGTCGGCCCGGCCCTTGGCGACAAGTTCAAGCGTTCCCTGGGCTTCCGTCTCCTGCTCGGTGATGATGTCGGCCTGCGCCTTGGCCTCGGCGGCAAGGTCGGCGTCCGGCAGTTCGGCGAGGCTGGCGGCCTTGCCTGCCTTCCAGGCGTCGGGGTCGAGCATCTGTTCTTTCAGGTCGAGGGCGCGGAGCTTGAGTTCCTTGGCTTTTTCCTCGGCATCCTTGGCGGGCTTCACTTTGTCGCGCAAAGAAAGGTAGCTCTGGGCCGTGGCTTTGGCGGCGTTCTGATCTTCGTCCTCGCTGTCGGGGGCGTTCGCCAGTTCCTCGGCGGCGGTGTCGAGGTCTTTGTCTGCGGCGAAGCCTTCCAAAGAAGAAACGGCGGCATCGTAGGCGGCGGCCTCTTCCGGGCTGACTTTGGGAGTGGTCAAACTCAGGCGGTCGGCGTCGATGTCGAGCTTGTCGGCCTGGGCCTTCAGCTTCTTCACGGCGGCGGCCTCGGCCAGCTTGTCGGCCTTCTCCTGCTTAGCCTTGGCCCATTCCTCGTCACTTTGAGTTGGCACCGGGCGGCCTGCCACGCGGTCCCAGTTGTAGGGGCGCTTTTCCTGGGCGTATTGCAGGCGCAGGTTCTCGGCCTCGCGCTTGGCGGCCTGCTCCTTGGCCTTGGCTTCGGCCTCGGGGTCGGCTCCGATCTCGCGTTCGCCGACTCCTGGCACCACGGCAAACAGTTTTCCGCCTCGGGCAACCTTGCGGGCCGTCTCAAACGCGGAGCGCAGGCCTGTCGGCTTGGCAGGGTCGGCCTGGAACGGCTCACCTGTGGCAGGATCAACAAACAGGTTAGAGCGTCCCGGCACCTTGACGATCTGGCCCGACTGCGTGGCTGGCCTGACGTAGCTGCCGTCCGGCAGTTTCACCTTGTCGATCACTTCTCCCGTCTCTAGGACGCCAGCCTCTTCTTCGCTTTTGCTGGTGCGCGGAGCGGCCCGGCCTGCCACACGGCTTTGGCCGGCTCCGGCGAAGGACAAGGCTGCCGGGTAGTTGCCGGGAGTTTCGGCGAATTGCTGGAGGCGGCGAGGGTTGCGGAGGAGCGAGGCGAGGCCGTTGGACATTCGGCATTTTTAGCCCTAGCGTCCTCATACGTCAATCCTACTTTCACGGCTCCTGTGCAAACGCAGGAGCCCGACCAAAGCTCTTTGCCCCACCGATCCCAGCAGGTCTGGCAGATTGGCCGGGCCATGGCTACTTGGCGGAGGCGGCAAGGCGTTTCTTGGCCTCGGGGTCGCCCGTCAGCCATTTACCAACTCCGCCGTAGAACTTGCGGCCCTTTTCGACTTCGTTGCCAATGTAGGTTCCAAGCCTGGAATACGAGCCTCCCACGGTGCGCTTGGCAGCCTTGGCGGCGGCGGCAATGCCTGATCCTGCCCGGCTTGCCAGGATTCCGGCACCTTGGGCCATCTTGACCGGGCCAGGAGTGGCAGCGGCGATGTCGCGTTTGCGCTCGGCCTCGCGGGCAATCCTGTTTTCTTCCGCCTGCTTGGCGTCAGCTTCAATTTTCCATCTTCCTATTTCTATATCTCTTTCCAAGTTTCCACGGCTGGTTGCCAGATGCTCGGCAATCATGCGCTTGGCGTTGGCGATGCGCTCTTGGCCTTCTTCGGAAGCTGTTTTTGCCACCGGGGCGGGCTTGGTCTCCGACTTCTTGGCGGGGGCAGGCGCAGGCTTGGCTGGGCTGGCGTGGTCGGCAGGCTTGGGCTTGGCGGCCACCTGCCGGGCGGGCTCGGGTGCTGGCTTTGGGGTCTCGGGCTTTGCAGGCTTGGCGGGCGTTGGCTTGTAATTGTAAGTGCGTCCGCTGGGGCCTCTGACAATCTGGCCTTTGGCGTCGTAATCGGGCATGGCTTGGCCTTGCGCCCTTTGCACTGCCTCCCTTGCTCCAGTTTCGTCGAATTGGCCTTTTGCCTGCCTCTCTTTAGCGGCGCGAATCCATTCTGCGGCGGGTTTATTTTCAATCGTAGCCATTAGGGGAGAGTGTGAAGTGTTACTTGATGACAAGCGTTCCTCGCCTACGGGCTTGGCGGGCCATATTGATAAGGCCGGTCGGCGAGGCCATGCCCACGATGTCGGCAACGCGCTGATCGGCGGGGCGCTGGTAGTTCAAGGGAGTCGAGCGGACGGGCTTAGGCGGCACATACTGGTATGGCTTGGCGTTGTCGCCTGCATAGCCGACGTTCACGCCTTTGCTAATGTTCCCGGCGGCATCCATCTGGTATTCGTTCTGCCCGTTCTGATTGTAGGCTTCCCTGGTGGCGTCAAACGTGCCTGCGGCCTTGGCCTCGGCGACACGCTGGGCACGCTGGCGGGCAAAGCGCAGGCTTGGGTTCCAGCCATCGGCAATGCGCTGGTTGGCCCTTGCTCGGGCCTCGTCGGCCCCGCCCTGGACGGCCCGGCTGTAACCGAGAATCTGGCGGCGGCCCCTGGCGTTGTATCCTTCTGCGTCGTAACGTGCCATTGTGGTGAGGTGGTGGAATGATTAGCGCAGGCGCTTCGGCTTCATCAGCATCGACTGCCCGGCGGCGGCTGGTTTCAGCATGTCGATCTGTTGTTGCGCGGCGAACACTTCCGGGTTGGCGGCAACCCTGGCCGTGGCTAGGCCCTGCTGGGCTTTCCGGCGGGCGGCGGCGTTGGCTGCGGCCAAGCCTCCGGTTGCCTGGTTCAGGCTGATCCCACGGCGGCCCATGCCTCCCCTGGCAATGCCTCCGCCAGGTGCCCGGCGGCCTCCGGCCTGGCTCATGGCGGTCTGGAAGGCGGCCTGCCCGGCGGCTCGGTTCTGCTCGGCCTCGTAGTTCTGTGCGTCGGCCTCGACTTCGGCGTTGGCGAGGTTCTGCTGCGTGCTGACCGTTTTTTGAAGCTGGCCGATCATGCGTTCCCGCTGCTTGGCCTGGATGGCGGCCCCGCGCTCCGAACCCACGTCGTAGTAGCTGTTTGTTTCCGGGTCCCAGACTTGGACGCCGCTGCCGCCGGTAGATGCCCAGGTATTCATTATTTCATGGAGAGGTAAGGTGGAGGTTGAACGCTAGAACAGTTTTCGCCGCCCCTGCTCAAATGGCAAGCCTGAATTTTCGGCAATGGCGTCCCTTGTGTAGCCGTCGCCCTCCCACCTAGCGCCCGATCCTGCCCCTGGCCTCATGGCCGGCGCTGCAAGGCCCAGCGTCCAGACGCCTAGGGCGGCCACGTCCAGCCATTGCGTGCCGTAGCCGGTCAGCACCTCAAACCCGCCCGATTCCGTGGCCGTGACGCCGGACATCTGCCGGAGCGTGGTCGGGCACCAAAGATCGGCCCCGCCATCGCGCCAGAGGCTTTGCAGCACGGCCCAGGCCTGCGCTCGTTCTTCGTTACCGAATTCATGGCCCGGCTTGCGGATGGCCGTTGCCTGCCCTACCCGGCGCTCGGCCAGGCTCTGCTGACGGGCTGCCACGCCAACGCCCTGTTCTCGCAAGCGTTCAACGGCCCCGGGAATGCTGGTGATGTCGGCAACCACAGGGCACAGGCCGTAGTAGGTCGAGGCCATGGCGGCCCAGGCCAGCACCTTGTCTTGGTTGATCCCGGCTTCATCGACGCAGGCGGCCACCATCCTGGCCGGGCGCTCTGCGTTGGCGCTAGCCTCCCAGCCTGACGCCCGCCAGACGGCCACGGCCCCGTTGGTGACGGCCACAAGGTAGCGCGGGCCGTGCAAGGGCGTTTCCCATACGCGGAGCCAGCCTGCCGGGTCTTGCCGGGAGGCCACATGCGCCCAGGTCGTGCCTTGCCGGTCCAGGGCCATGAGCGTGGGCTGGTGGTCGATGATGCCCGCCGTGGCGGCCTGGAGGTGGCTAGAGTCAAAGTAGAGGTTTGCCATGATGCCGTTGGAGGTGTGGGGGAGGTGGCCGATGAGTGCCGATTCGGCTAGATACCTGGAGCTGTCCGCCCCGTGTGAGTGCTGGTCGTGAACGATTTCGTCTGTGAACACTTCGGGATTGTTGGTGTCCGGCTTGCGGCGGTAGAGGCTGGCCGATTCGATCCACTTGGCGCATTTCTTTTCATCCACCCTGACCGTGGTGGAGAGCATGAGGTTGAACTTGTTGATACCAAGCCAGATGTTGTTGGTTCGTGGCAGAATGACCACGCGGCCCTGAATGCCCTGCTTTTTAAGCTCGTCCTCGAATTCTTTCTGGTAGCTGACGCCGTTCCTTTGCCGGGCGGCGGCGTCGTGCGGCAGGTAGAAGGTGCCGTATCGGTAGCCTTTGGCGGCCATGTGCCGGAGCCTGTCGGGCAGGTCGTATTGAAGGCCGATATCGTAATCAATCAAGTGCTGGAATCCAGCGACGTGCTGGACATAGAGGCAGGCCGTGTTGTCGGGCGCTCCAAGGTCAAAGAAGCAGTCCACTTCCAGGCTGTTGTCGTGCTGCACCTCGCAAATCCGGCGCTCTTTCTTGGCCCGGGCCAGGGCCTCTGCCCAAACGGCCCCCTTGACCGGACTTGACCACGTTTCATGCAGGTCTGTCGGATACTGGCCTTTCACGAACACGCCCAGGGTATCGGCCTGGATTTGATACCAGAGCCGCTGTTCGTTGTCGAAAGTGACGCCCAGGGCCTTTTCCTTCTCGGCAAAGTAGTCGTGCGTGTCCTGGCGGATCAGGCTTGGACTGCCTTTCTCGCGGTAACTGGCTTTTTTCCACCACGGGAAGAACATCACCACAGGCGTCTTGGGTGATCGAAGCTCGCGGGGCAGCGGCTCGTCTTTGTAGTCCAGGCCCAGTTTGGCGAGGTGCCAGACTTCGCCGTGCTTGCCGCCGTGAACGGTCGTTTCCACCACGCGCACGCCCTGCTCGCCTGCGGGCCAGCCAGCCGTCAGGATGTCGGCCGAGCGCTGCGGGTAGCGGGCGGCGATTTCCCACCACTCCGAAATGTGCGTGAACTGGAACGTGCCGCCTCGGGGCGTCTCCCCGGCAATGTAGGTGCTGTATGGCTTGCCGTCCGGCCCCTCGGCCTGACCGGCCAGGCTTAGCGGGCCTAGGCTGAACTCGCCGGTCTGGAGGCTTTTGGTCTTGATGAAGTATTGGCTTTTCAGCAGTGGGTCGAGGTGATCCCAAGCAAAAATGACCTTCTCGCGGAGCTTCTTCTTGGCGTTGATTGAGTTGTAGTCGATCAAGATGGCCTCAACGGAGGTTCCAAAAAGGATGGTGTCCAGTGAGATGAGGCAAAGCAGGGTGCTGACGCCGAGCTGGCGGGCCTTTAAGATGACAATGGTTTTTGCTCCATAGATGTAAATCTCGCGGATTACCTCCATTTGCTCATCATTCGGCCTGAACGGCATGGGCTTTCCCTCCTCAGAGCGAATCGTGTAGATGTTGCACAACCGCCATATCGGATCGGCCAGCAAAGACCAGTCACCCTGTTTCTCCGCGCTATACTTGCAATCGGCCAAGGCCGCCGTGTCCAGGCTGGCGGCCTCGGGCTTGGCCTTGGCGGGCGGGCGGCGTGGCTTGGCGGCGGGCATTAGGCTTTGAAGATGCTGTAAAGACCTAGGAGGAATAGGACTAGCGTGCCGATCACCGTCACGATAGCCCAAGCCTTCTCGTCATCGTGATAGTTCAAGCGAGCCCGCAAGGTGCCATAGTAGAGCATTCCAAGGAAGTAGATAACACAGGGGAGCATGTGCATAACATCAGTCAGGGCAGTTTTTGTCCAGTTCCAGCGGGGCGGGCGGCCTATCGTCGATGAGCGTCCCAGCCTTCTTGGCGTCCAGCAGGATATTCAGGCTGGCGATGGCGTGGGCAAGCGGGCTTTGGCCTGATTCCGGCTCTGCGTCGAGCCTGTCCTGATACTCCTCAATGTGGCGAAGGGCGGCGTGAATGTAGGTCGAGGCCAGCACCTTTGTCTCGCGCCAGTTCCAGGCCCCGTATTTCCTGGCCCCCAGGCCATGCACGATGGCGGCCTGCCTCATGGCCTCGGGCGGGATCAGGCC